ATATTGATGGAGCACTACAAGCTCTTGTGAACAGTGTAGCTAATTTTATGGCAGGTATATATGTTCCTATTCCTAAGTCAGTTGGTGGTAAAGGAAAAGGCAAAGGTGTTAAGAAACAGTTTGGAGGTATTATCCCTGAGTATCACTCTGATGGTGATATTATTGGAGTTAACTGGACACCAAGAGGAACTGATACTGTGCCTACTATGCTTACCCCTGGTGAGTATGTCTTGCGTAAGAAAGCTGTAGAGAGTCTAGGCTTAAACTTCCTGAATAATCTTAACAGTTATGGCAATAAAGCCTTGCAAAGTAGCTCAGGACAGACTATAATTAATAATGTATACAACACAAATAATGCTAAGATCAGTCAAAATATTGACAATAAATCTCAGTACTTAAATGGGTTGTTTGGAATTGACAGATTGATGAGGTATGTTTAATGTTTAGATGTGATGAAAACTTCACCCAACCTAAACGCTACATCCAATTTAATGACCTTGTGTTCCTTGGTAGAAAATCTATTGATGAGCAGACAGAAAGTATTAGTTTGCGTGAGAATAAAACCTCACGCACTTTTACTAATGGGTCTTATGTTGGTAACACTAGTAAGATGTCTCTTGTGGACTCTAACACAATCTCATTGCAGATAGCACTTAAGACACATGATTGGTCAGAAGAGCATGTTCAAGCTCATTATGACTTCATTATGGAGCAATTAATGACACCAGGTAAGCTGTGGGCTGTACAAACAGGTCTACAGCTTGTGTGGTGCAATGCTTATGTCACAAGTATTCAGAATAACAAACAGTGGGTACTTACAGATGATGATTATCTTGTGTTTAAGGTTGAGTTTGATAACCCAGACGGTGTGTGGTATAAGGCTGATGATGATAAGACATTCTTAGAGCCTTATGATAACTGTGACTTCTTAGATATGAAAGCTAGTTGTTTAGGTAAGTCAAGGCATTGCTGTAATGGACTACCTAACTGTAATAACTACTGTGAGTGCTGTGAGAGTGATTGTTGTGAAATGGATGGGATGATTGATCTCTGTACAGCACAGACAAATGTAGAGTTCATGAATGACTTCTTTGAAGAATGTAACTCTAAGTGGAGAGTAGTTTATAACTGTTCTAAATGTAAGAAGGATGGTAAAGGTCTTCAATGCATGTACAAGAATGTTATCTGTGATACTTGTGTAAATGAAGTCTTAAATGGAGAGTTCTTATCTACTACTGTTCTTGATAGTCACAAGTGGAGTATTGCCATTGAGGGAGACTTTAAAGATCCTATTGTAAGGATCAATGATATTGACTTCAAGATTCAAGGAGAGTACTCAGGTGTTCTTACAGCTAACTACAAGGGTGAGCTTAAATATGCTAAGTCTTGGGAATGTTTAGAGTTCAACTATAAGGATATTTCTCTTTCTGTTCTTAGACTATGTGCTGAGTTACCTTATATCAAGAAAGGTCTCAATACTGTGTCAGTAAGTGGTGTAGAGAGTGATACAGCCTGTATTTATATAGATTATGAGAGTGTAACAGTATGATTGGTTATATTATTAATAGTGAGGCATCAGGAAGAAAGTCAGTTATTATACCTAAGGATGATTTCTTAAGTGATATTCAGGTACAATATGGCTTAATGGAAGTACCTTCTATCAATTTAACCCTTCCACTAAAGTATAATAAATTACTAAGTGGTAATTCTCATATCATTATAAAAACTGATGATTGGAAGTATGAAGGGTATGTAGGTGATAAGACCAGTAATTATCTTACAAGCACAGTAGAAGTTAAGACATCACATGTGATTGGTAGACTTGGTAAAAGAACCCTTCCTACTAATGTTACTGTGAAGGCAAGATCTGTAGTATCAGCTGTAGAGCAAGCTATGGGATATTGGTCTAATGAAGCACACAAGGATGATCTACTTAATGAGTTCAAGGTCAAATATCTAGATGATTATGCTGAAAAGAACCTAATTGAGTATGAGTTTTCAAGAGAAACATTCCTTGAATTTCTTACTAAAGTATGTGAGAAGACTACTTCCCTTTATTGGAGAATTAATAGGTATGACCCTTACCTTATTGAATTTGGTATCTTTGGGATTAAGAGAGATATCCTAATAAATGAGTATAATTATTTAGTATCACTGGATAATGTATCTGAGAACTATGAAGACACAATCAACATTGCTGTAGCTATGTCAGATAAGTCAGACTCAGGTGCAAGCTCATTAACGCTTAGAGACATCTTTTACAATCCTAAGTTCATGCTAGAAGGATTCCCTGTGATTAAGACAGGTAATAAGGTAAACTCACAGCGTTCTTATGACTATCCACAGCTTCCTGTGTTTGCACCTGAAATCATTGGTGATGAATTTGCTATTCTTGATGAAGAAGGTATTGCTTTAGAAGCAGGAGAGCTTTATTGGGGTACTGTGACTGATAATGATACACAGTCAATAGCAGAAGATAACAAAGAGATTACTGATGCAGATAGGCTAAGAGCTACAGAACAGCTCTATAGGACAGCTATTAGACGATTAAAGAACTCTCGTAGGAAAGTTATCTATACCATGACTGTAGAGCCTCTAAAGAAGCACACAGTGCAAGCTGGTGATAGGGTATTGTTTACCCTTAATGCAGGAGTTTGGGAGCTTACAGCGTGTTCTAAGTACTATGAGAAGGTGCTAAAGGAGAGTAACTGGTTCTTTGTGACTAAGATTACTGATCTATACCAAGTAGGAAGCTCTCATGTACAGCAATTAGAGTTGTCTAAGTATTTGTACAGTGATAGAGACATCATTGTGAATCAATAGGAGGAGAGATGGTAGATTATCTAAATAAATTAGTAAATACTGTTAGTAGAACTAAGTCTAGGGTAATACAACAATCAAAACAGCGTAGAGGAGGGGTAACTGACCTCTATGCTCTTGACTATGTTGACTCTCTTTCTACTGCTTCCTCCTGTGCTCCTTATTCAGATGATAGTATTGAAGGTTCAGAGAGTGATGATATTGAAACAAGAGTGAAAACATTTGTTAGATCTATCAAGAAAGAGATCCCTGAAGCTAAAGCACAAGGTGTTTCAGCTATCATTGGTTATTTTGTGAGAGAGTCTAATGTAACTGCTAGAAGATATGAAGCTGACTATGCTACAGGTAAGCAATATGACAAGATGGCACAAGAACCTACAGCAGAAAACCTCTTAGGTTCTTGGCAAGCTTTTGCAAGTCTCTACAAATACCCACTTAATGAACCTGGATATAACGTAGGTGGTAAGCACTGGATTGGTCTAGGATTAGGTCAGTGGACAGGCCCAAGAGCTAAAGCACTCTATGAGTTTGCTAGAGCTAGAAACAGTAATATCTTTACCTTTAACACACAAGTAGCCTTCATGATGAGTGAAGAGACATTGAAGAATGTAGTTAAGGAAGTTGCTTCTAGTGATGGGGATATTGCACAGCTTACAGCACGTTTCCTTAAAGACTGGGGAGGTGTTGAAGGAAATGCCTTACAAGAGCGTATTGATGGAGCTAATAAATACTTTGAAGTTGTTAAAAAGGCTCTTGAAAGCAAGGATGAATCACCTAAAGAGAAGAATGATTCTAAAGGTGAGACTGTTGTGATTGATAGATCCAAAGGATCAGCACAGTTTAGAGTTCTTGTGCCTAGTGACTTAGACAGATTTCAAAGATGGTTCTTGAAGTTCATTGTGAAGATGGATGTATCTAATTGTGAGGACAAAAAAGCTGTTCCACTATCAGATGTTCACTTAGTTGTTAGTGCTAAGAATGAAGCTACAGGAGAAGATTCTGAAATTGAGCTGACTGAGATCTTTAGAAGACAATGGGGTTGTAATTGGATTGGTGATGATTCTAGTGGTGAAGGTATCTTCCCTAATAGTAACCCAATGGAAGGTTATGACTTAATGTATTCTGCATGGTATTTGAATGATTCACAGAGAAGTGCTTTGTTCAGTGCAGGTGAAAAGATCTTTACTGTGTATGCATTAGGGGAAGCACAGATTACACTAAGAAACTTCCTCAAATTCAGTCACATCAACTAGGAGAACTAATGAACATTATAGTAACAAGGCTATATAATAAATACAAGAATAAGCTAAACCAGCTCCACAGCATGGAAGCTAAACAGTTTAAACTTGAAGCACACTTAGAAACTCACCCTACTGATTATCAATCTGTGATCCAAAATGAGATCCTTAAGAGTGATATTCAGAGGGTAGAGTATGCTTTAAAAGAAATTGAAAGGAAGATGGAGTACTATGGAGAATAAAATGTTTCTCGTGAAACGTATGAGAGATAGAATTTTGGTCGAATCTGCTGTTGAGCATTTCTTTAAACAGGTTTATAAGAATCATGACTATGGAGGTGCAAGAGAGTGGATGGACAATGATTATCTTGAGCTTACACTAGAAAAATATTCTATTTTCTGTAGGAAAAAAGATAACATTATTACTCTTGATAATGAAGAGTTCTACTATGATCTCTCCTACATAACAGGGTTGTGTTCAAGTTTACTGAAGGATAAGATTGAGGTATAATTGATATGACAAATGCTTACCAAGTTGCACAGCGAGTAGTAGGTCAATCCATTGATGTTGATGGATTTCCTGCATTTCAACCTTATCAATGTGTTGACCTTGTTAACTGGGTTGCTCAACAATTTGGTGGAAGACTGAAGGGTAATGGTAACCAAATTGGTATAGCTAATGATGTCAGTAGCTTTGCTGATGTTATCCCTTACTCTAATGAGTCACAATTACAAGTGGGTGATATTATCTCTACTAATGAACCAGCATCTTCTTATGGACACACACTTGTGTATGGTGGAGGTGGAGTGAATAATGCTAGAGTTATTGAGCAAAACTTCAATGGTATCACTCATGTTATTGAGCACACAAGAAGCATTACAGGATATGGATCCACTATTCTTAGGATTGTAAGAATTAGAGGACAAGATAACTATACTCCTGATGGATCTAGTGGTACTAATGCTAGTAGCTCTAAGAAGAGTGGTGGAGTACAAAGAACTTTCTATGAGATTGTTGTCGATAAGGTAGAAGGTATTAAAGGTAATGGTGACAATACTGTGCTAGATACCTTCTATAAATGTAACAAGATAACAGGTAGGATTAATGGTGAATGGCTTATTTATGATAAGTATAATGGTACTGTAGGATACTTACCTAAGTCTGCTGTGAAAGAGAAGACTGAGTACTCCAAGCAAGATAAAGAGCCTAAAAAGAAAGAAGTTGAGAAGGCTAATGGCTATGACAAGTTCTCTGATAAGACTAGTGATGGTTTAGATCAGTCAGGTACTCAACAAATTTATACTTTGGCTCAATTTATATCACTAGGTAGAGTAGAATACAGTGGTTATGAATGGACATATTCATCAGGTAATAGCTTTCCTACTAGTGTAAATGTAAATAAGAGCTATAATGCTTATGGCTTCCTTTCAGACCAAGATGGTTATATTATCCTTTCTGTGCCTTCTTCTTGGGGTGATGTGAAGGGTAGACTATATGATACTCCTTTTGGTTTTAAAGGTAAAGCTTACTTAACAAATGAGAAAACATCTATTGATGTTTATGTAAGATAGGAGAATACATGGCTTATAAATTAGCTGAAGAGGATAAGCTCTGTGGAGTTATCTATCCAACTTATGAGGGTTTTAGCCCTATTCCTAAAGTCACCTGTGATATGTTAGAATCTAAGTGTGACCAAACAATTATTGTTAAATGTGGAGATAAAACAGAAGAAGATAAGAAAGATCCTGAATCACAAAGTGGAAGTGCTTCTGCATCTGTTTCTGAAAGCACTTCAATGTCGACTAGTACATCAATGTCAACTAGTGATTCTGCATCTCAATCAGAGTCTAAGAGTGAATCTACAAGTAATAGTGTAAGTTCAAGTGAATCTACATCAGTAAGTGATTCAGCTAGTGTTAGTGAGTCTACATCTTATTCTGTTAGTGCTTCACAATCTACTAGTGATTCAACTTCACAATCTGACAGTACATCTGTATCAGAAAGTGAAAGTACTACAACTTCACAATCAAATAGTACTAGTGAATCTACTTCTCAATCAAGTTCCGTAAGTACAAGTGATTCTACATCTCAGTCAACTAGTGAATCTACTAGTGCTAGTGAGTCAAATTTAACAAGTAATAGTTCTTCAGAATCACAATCTGCTTCAGAAAGTACTTCAATTACAGAAAGCACAAGCAACTCTGAAAGTAAATCAGAATCTACTAGTGTGAGTGAATCTAAATCAGTTAGTGATAGTGCTTCTGGCTCTCAATCTATTAGCAACTCTACTTCTGTGAGTGATAGTGTTTCAACTTCAGAATCTACTTCACAAAGTACAAGCAATTCTGTGTCTAACTCAGAAAGCAAGTCAGAATCAACTAGTATGAGTAATTCAGCAAGTACAAGTACTTCATCATCAAGTGAGTCTAAGTCTGATAGTGCTTCTAACAGTGAATCTAAATCAGATAGTACTTTATTAAGTCAATCTGAATCTAAATCAGATAGTACATCTAATTCACAATCTGATAGTGCAAGTACATCTGATTCTACTTCAACTAGCACATCTGTGTCAGATAGTCAGTCTGAATCTAAGAGTAATTCAACCAGTACATCAGCAAGTGATTCTACTTCTGTAAGTACATCAACTTCTACTAGTACAAGCACTTCTGATTCTATGAGCACTAGTACATCTAATAGTACATCACAATCAATGAGTACTTCAACCTCAGAGTCAGTTAGTACTTCAGAATCTACTACAAGTATTAGTAACTCACAAAGTGAAAGTAATCTTGTTTCAACTAGCGAGTCTAAATCTGAAAGCATCTCTGCAAGTGGGTCTACTAGCTTAAGTAACTCTACATCTACAAGTAATAGTGTAACTACTTCATTAAGCACTACAGAGGCTTTAAGTGAATCAGAATTAGCTTCTGCTTCCTTATCAGAGTTATCATCTGAAGAATTTATTGCTCATTCTAATGAAATCAATACTATTAATGATAACCTTAGAGGAGCAACTGAAATATTAAATACTATGTTATATGGTAATATTTATGTACGTAGAGGAAATCCTTATACACCTATGTATCTTAAGGAAACTGTTTTAAACTATTTAGCTTTATCTTCTTATAGTAATAATGAAAGTAAGAGATACCTTAGTGAAAACTTAACAGTTAATGATGTACATATTGATCCTAAGTATAAGATGGATAGTGGACATGAACCTCAACAAGTACCATTAGTGTTTGATATTACACTTCCTTGGGGAGGTAAGAGAACCTTGGTAGTACCTACTAATGTTATCTATATGGATGAAGATATTGAGAAACCTGAACCTAATCCATATATAGAAGGTCATACTTAAGCTGAACCTACTCCAGCTGAACCTGATAAGATATTGAGGGATAAAAGAGCTGTTAGATTGGCAGATAAATTGGGAGCCTTTGACTACAATTATGGTATAGTCGCAACTGATGGTGATAAAATTAGTTATATTAAGGATAAGGATGGAAGATATGTTACTAAAGATACTTTTAACTCCTATGTAAATACCCCTGAATTTATTAGTAACTTAGAGAACTACTTAAATAATGGTGCTACAGATGAATATAAACTTAAAGTAACAAAGGTAAATGGGTTTATAAATGGTACTGATGGTAGTTTTTATCATGGTGATGAGTCTATCTTTAGTGTAGGTATTAGGGTACAGTATCCTGATGGAGATATAGGTTCTCATGTAATTTATTTACATTCAGTATGGATTGATACCATATAGGAGGTAATATGGATCACATTATTATTAGAATACTAGACGACCAAACAGTAATCTCAAGTATCACACTTGTGATCACTACAGCCTGTGGTTTAGGTGTTGCTTGGTTGAATAGTAAGAGAAAACAATTGGTAGAGTTATCTAAAGGTGCTAAGAGGGCTAGTCTTAGATCTGAGTACCTTAATATCTATAACTCTACAGAGTTCACATGGCAAGAGAAGTGGGATATGACTGAACCACTTGTGAAGGAGTACTTTGAAGAGCTAAATGGTAATCATTACATTCATGGATTGAATGAGAAGATGAGAAAACATGTAGAAGAGGAAAAGGCAATTGGTAAAGATAGTAATTGATAAGAGCTGTTTAACCAACAAAGGTGAAAGTACTTATGATGATACAGAAGTACTTAACAGACTCAAAGCCTTAGAAAATAGAACAGACAACTTTGTGAAAGAAGTTACTGTGTCTAGAGATGGTAGTAAAGTTAAACTTACTTACACTAGAGTTGATGGATCATCTAGTGAAGTAGAGTTTGAGGATAAGGATACTATATCTGTTGCTTATGATGATACAGCTCTTAAGGAAAGAGTTCAAGCATTAGAAGCAAAAGAAGACAAGGACACAGTGTATGATGACAGTGCTTTAAAGACTAGAGTAGAGGCTCTAGAGAATAAGCCTGACAAAGATACTGTGTATGATGATACAGAGCTTAAAGCAAAAGTAACAGCCCTTGAGAGCAAAGTAGATAATGATACTATTTATGATGATAGTGCATTAAAGGCTAGGGTTACAGCACTAGAGGCTAAAGAGGATAGTGATAAACAAACACTTAACCTCACAGGAGACGAGTTATCTATTTCTAATGGAAATTCTGTGACTCTACCAGTAGGTGTAGGTAAAGAGTTTGTAGTAACTAGTGATACTGAAGGAGTTGTAGTTACTAAAACTGAAGAAGGTAACACAGTAACACACAATGTAAATCTAGATGGTGCTTTAGAGAAGTATTACAAGAAAGCTGAGACTTACACAAAGAAAGAAGTGGATAGCCTATTAGGGGAACAGGAAGAAAAGGCAACTGATCTTACTGTGTATAAAGGTACTTTCACAGATAGAAATAGAGTAAGAGAAGGTGATTATGACACACCAGTATCACCTAGGGTTACCCTTACTTACTCAAGCTCTACTGGTGTAGGTATCTTCAAGATCGACTTTAAGGTAATGTCAAAGGTTGGATGGAGAGATGTTATTGCAAAACTACCTCCTGAAGCTCCTGTTCCTGCTGAACTAATTGAGACTCAGGTTTGGATTGGTAATAACTTTACCTCTGTATGGATCAATAAGAACTCTAGAGATGTTCAGATCTTTGGTGTATCTGATCCTAATTTGTTTAATAAACGTATCATTATATCAATTCCAGGTATCTTTAAGAAAGCATAATAAGGAGGAAACTTATGTTAACAAATAAACAATATGACTTGTATAAAAAACTTGTGACTGTAGTTGCACCAGCCTTAATCACTTTGATTACAGGTTTAGGGGCATTATACAAGTTTGACTCTACTGCTATCACAGGTACTCTAGCATTGCTTACCACATTTGCTGGTACCGTGCTAGGTATCTCAAGCAAGAAATATAATGAAAACTCAGGTGAATAGTTATGAGTTATCAAGACTTTAAGAACTCTCACATTGGAAAGGGCTATGACATTGATGGTTGGTTTTCTTTCCAATGCTGGGATTTATATGCAGAATACTGTAGATGGTTAGGTGTACCACATGCTAACTGTACTGATAGTGGTTATGCTAGTGATCTGTGGACACAAAGACACTCTAATGGTATTCTTAACTACTTTGATGAAGTAGAAGTAATGCAACCAGGAGATGTAGCTATCTTTAAAGTTACATCATCTACTCCATATACACACGTAGCTATCTTTGATAGTGATGCAGGGAATGGTTATGGTAATTTCTTAGGACAAAACCAAGGTGCTCCTAATGGTGTAACTAACATTGTAAGATTACCTTACTCAGCTACATATCCTACAGCCTTTAGACCTAAGTCTACTTTATCAGCACCTACAGAAGAAGGATCATCTAATGTAGTAAGTGGTATGAAGAAGAATGATTATTTCATTGATGTATCAGCTTATCAAGCAGGTGACTTAACAGCTATCTGTAATGCTAGTGGTACAAGAAATACCATCATTAAAGTATCTGAAGGTACTGGTTGGTTGTCTCCTGTAGCAACTCAACAAACTAATACAAGTAACTGTGTAGGTTATTATCACTTTGCGCGGTTTGGTGGTGATGTAGGTACAGCACAGGCTGAAGCAAACTACTTCATTAGTAACCTTCCTTCACACCCTAGATACCTTGTGTGTGACTATGAAGATGGTGCTAGTGGTAATGTACAGGCTAATACAAACGCTGTACTAGCTTTTATGGATGTATGTAAGCAAGCAGGCTTTGAGCCTATTTACTATAGCTACAAGCCTTACACACTTGCTCATGTATATGTAGATCAGATCACAGCTAAATACCCTAATAGCTTGTGGATTGCTGCTTACCCTAACTATGAAGTTACTCCTGATCCTTATTGGGGTGTATATCCTGATATGCCTCACATGAGATGGTGGCAATTTACATCTACTGGTATTGCTGGTGGATTAGATAAAAATATTGTGTTGATTGATGATGAAGGATCATCATTTAGTAAAGAAGAAGAGGATGAAGAAATGAATTTTGTTGTAAGAAGTAATAGTGGTACTCAAGGTTATTTGGCTGTTGTGAATGGTCGTGTGTTTGGTATTGGTGATATTGAAACTGTAACACAATTACAGGGAGCAGGAGCTAAACACCTAAACCTTCCAGATGCTGACTTTAATCGTTTCCTTGAAAGTCAATCAAGAGATTCAGAAGTGATTAAACAAGCTATCTCTGAAGCTAATGCTCAAGTAGTGGAAGCTTTGGAAAAGATTAAAGCTACTGCTGTAGAAGCTAAAGAAGACTAATAGCTTAAACCACTTATTGTTTGGTTAAGGGGAGGGGTATATCCCCTCCCTATTTTATTGGAGGAACTATGGAAGACATTTGTAAACAAAAGGACTGCTCCTGTGAGAATGTAGGTATTGGAGACTGTACCAAGCTACAAGAGCTTAATGACCTTCAAATTAGACCTAAAATGAGGGCTATTCTAAAAGCTGAATGGTGTAATCTACCTGAGGCTATTAGAAGAGGCTTCTATGGTGTGTGGTGTGTTCTTAAAAACATTATCAACCAACTATGCTACATCTTAAGTAAGCTAGAGTGCTTAGAGTCTAAAGTAGATAAGCTGTGCTCTATTGCTAAGTGTCAAGATGAGAGAATCACAGGTCTTGTGGAACATATTAAAGGTAAAATGCTTGAGAATGTTGTCTTTGGTATGAAAGGTGTAGGTACATCTACTAATGCTTCAGGTAATGGAGATACTTTCACTTCTGTGTCTGTTAAACAAAATGGTGAATTTACTATTGTATGGAATATGGTATCTGGTGGTGGAGAAGTAGGTAGAGGTACAATTACAGGTAGAGTATCACACATGTACACCATGAATGATGATGGCACTATTAAAGCCCATATATCTAGAGTTGACTTTGATCAAGTTAGATATGTAGGTGATGGTGGTAATCATGGAAACAATGCTACTTTCTCTATCATGGATACTAATGGTAGAACTGTGTGGACTAAATCTTATCAAGTAGGTTCAAGCTTCACTGATAAACCTGGATCTATCTCTATTGGTAAAGAAGCAATCCTTCAACCACAAGGAGGTAATACAGGGGATCTATTGCTATTCAAGACACTTGACCAGTGGTATTTTGACCCTACAGCAAGTGATGTGAGAGCTACCTATGTAAATAACAACTCACCTCTCCCTAAAGTTGAAGGTTGTGTTATCGACTGTGATAACTGCTAGGAGGCACTATGTTTGAATATTGTCCTAATTGCAGATGTAGAATAAAGTTCTATAAAGCTCATGAATGTGAGAAGATGAAGCATGACCTAGCTGACTCTGTGAAGTTGACTGGTGATGCTATTGCTAATGGAGAAGAGTGTAAAGTAAAAGAAAATACAGCACATGGTTTCTTCAGAATATGGTGCAATATCAAGAACATTATTGAGATCATCTGTGATATAATTAAACGTATGAAGTGCTTACAGCGTAAAGCACAAAAGGTTTGTGAAGTACAGCACTGTTTAGCTGAGAGAATTGAAAGTGTCAATAGATTTATTGGTGTTTACAACTCGGATCAAGCTAATAAACCTTCACCTGATCAATCAGATTGGGAGGCTAACAAGAAGAGACTTGAATCTGATTATCAAACTAGTCTAAATGGATACAATGCTAGAAAAACTGAATATGATAGAGCTTTACAGGCTTACAATGATAGCAACTCAAACTATGCTTCTGCTATTGCTTCTTATAATGCTAGAAAAGCTGAATATGATAGAAAAAAACGTGAATATGAATCAGGTAACTCATCACAGCAAGGTAGTCAAGGTCAATGGCAAGAGGCTTGGGGTACATTTGCTAAATCAGGTCAACCTTATGACGTAGCTATGGGAGGTTCTCCTAATGGATCTATCCACGGTTTAGACCTTTCTATAGCCCATAATGCTGGTAAAGGTAGAGGTGTGTTCTTCAAAAGCTTAAACAATGAAGGTACATCTGTTGAGATGAAGTTAGACCTTATAGGATATTCTTATGAAGGTAGGGGTTCATCAATTAAGAATGGTTATTATGTTCCTTTTGGAGGTACCTATGATTGGTACTTAGATTACTATGTATCTACCGATGGTGGTAACAGCTATACACCTGTAGAAACAGGAGTACTACTAGCAAAACACGGAGATTCTCAAAATCTTGCTTATGGGGCTAATTGGCAAGCTTCCACAATTAACTGGTCTAAAACCATTAACTTACCTAGCAACTTCACTCATCTTAAAACTGAAGTGCGTGGAGATATACCAGGAGAAAGACACCAAAATGTGTACACAAGAGAACAGATTGTGAGAAAACCTTTCCCTCCATTCACTGAACAACCCCCTGTGAATAATGCTAGAAGACCTGAACCATTTACTGAACAACCTCCTCAAAAACCTACTATTCCCCCAAAACCTGAAAAGAAAGTAGAAACTATTCCTCTTATTAAGGGTGGATGTGACTTGATGGGTTGTAAGTTTGATTGCTTTATTGATAATAAATAGGAGAAAATATGTCAGATTGTATTAACTGTCAATGTGAAGAGATTGTTGTAGGTAAAACAGCCTGTGACTCTCTTAAGAAACAGAATGACGACAGAATTAAATTACACTCCCTTGTGCTGAGGGATACAACACTTTGTGACCTACCTGAGCAGACATCTAAAGCTTTTTATTCACAGTGGTGTTTTAATAAGAATGTCACTAATCAACTGTGCTGGTTGGCTAATAATAGCTCAGGTTATGATGATGCTGATCTTAAAGCTGAAAATGCAAAGCTTAAGGGTGCTCTAATGAAGATTATTAACAACTTAACTGCTAGTGGAGCTTGGCAAGGAGGTCTTGAAGGAGACTTTGTGCCTAACAGAAATATTGCTACTGGTAATATTAACTTGTTCTCTAACACAGTTGATAGTGACTTCTTTATCCGTACTAATAATGGACAAACAGAAAATGACTTGGCAGGAGGTATTAATTAATGGGATGCACAACTTGTAGTGGAAACCCTAATACATGGTGTACTCAGTGTATGCCTGCTGAAGACACTTGGGTAGCTCCTGTGGATAAGCTTCCTGATGTGTTCATGGGTGATAGAGACCACATGTATCTTCTTCCTAATGGAGACCTTTATATCCTTTCTCCTGATAGAACTAGATGGATAAAGGTTAATGGTCAAGGTGGAGGAGTTACCTATGATGATACTGCTGTGATTAATAGGCTAAAAGCACTAGAGGGTAAAACAGATAACTTTATCTCATCTGTAGGTGTATCAAGAAATGGTAACAGGATAAAACTTACTTATACATTAGTAGATGGTACTGTTAAAGAGGTAGAATTTGAAGATAAGGACACTGTAGCCTTAGCCTATGATGATTCTTCTCTAAGAAATAGGATAAAAGCACTAGAAGATAAGCCTGACAATGATAGGCAGACTCTAACCTTTACTGAAGGTAATAGAAACCTATCTATTAGTAATGGAAACTCAGTAACACTCCCTAATGACAAACAGACCATTTCTAAGCAGGGTAACAAGCTAGTATTATCAAATGGTGGAGGAGAGGTTGACCTACCTACACCTAAAGATTCTGTGCCTTATGATGATTCTGCATTGAAAGCTAGAGTAACAGCTCTTGAAGCTAGACCAGACAATGACAAGCAGACTCTTTCTTTTGATAAGAACACAAGAAACCTCACAATTTCTAATGGGAATACTGTAACTTTACCTGAAGAGCCTACTGAGGGTGGGGATAACTTAATCTGTAACTCTTCCTTCCCTGAGAATACAAATGGTTGGGGATATTGGACTTCTGATCAAAGAAATGCTAAACTATCAGCCTCTAAGCACCCTTTCTATTACAATAATAATGCTAATATGTTTGTGCTTACAAATGACTCAAGAGATCCTGTCCCTACAGCATCACAAAGGTTTAATGTCAAGCGCAATACAGAGTACTCCTTGAACCTTTCTACTTTTGCTACAGATAATCTTAAAGGTGTTACACTATACTTCTTAGGTAGACAAAAAGGACAAAAAGAACCTTTCACAAATGTAGTAACCCTCAAGGATACAACAAGTTCACCTTCCACAACTGGATTGGCTAGTTATCATCTAACATTTAACACAGGTGATAGTGATGAAGGCTATATCCGTATTGATAACAAAGGTACAAATGATACAAGTCCTTCATTATTATTCTTTGGTGATGTAGATGTATATGAAGGTACTGCTAAAAGACCTTGGAGACCTTCACTTAAATGTGCTATTGATAGCTTAAATAGTAAGCAAGATAATGATAGACAAACATTATCACTAGCAGGTAACACACTATCTATTAGTAATGGAAACTCTGTGAACTTACCTCAGTATGTATCACCACAGGACTTTAACAACCTTAAGAATGAGTACAACATGCTAAAAGGTGCTTTCACAACTCTTCTTCAAAACCTTAAGAACTCAGGGGCTTGGAATCAAACAGGTAACACTATCTTTGAAGGTTCTCTAAGACCTGATAGAAACATTGCTACAGGTAACATTAACCTCTTTGGTGGAACTGTTGATGGTAATGCCTTTATTAGAACTAACAATGGCAAGACTGAGAATGACCTTGCAGGAGGTATCAACTAATGGCAGACCAAATTACACTTAATAATGAACAGATTGCTAAAGTAAGACAAGTCCTCAAGTTAAATATGTACTATTCTGAAGAAGGTGTTGAAGTAACTTCTGAAGGTAATCATTTTACTATTAAGTCTCCTATGACAATTCCTGTAAATGGAGTTGAAACACCTATTGGTTATATAAGTACTGAAGGTGCTGTGTTTTATGATCTTACTGTTGAAAATGGTGTAATAAAGCTAAAAAATGTCAAGGTAAGAATAAAAAATGTAAACTACAGAAGAGCAAATAATAGATCTATTACTGGAGTACCTGCACAATACAAAATCAGAGTAAATGGTTATAATAATATCATCTATGATAAGTCTTATCCCCCAGGAGGTGGTGAATGGACTGATAACCTTAACAAGGACATTCCTATTAATGATGTAGACATCTCAGTAAAGCGTTATGAACTTAAGTATAGTGCAATAGATATTAATGATTCATGGGTATACAATCCTACATATGGACAAGTATCTTTTAGTTTGACTGTACCTGATAGAAACATCCTTAAAATACCTAAAGCACCAACTGAGGGTACACTTGTAATTAAGTATAAAAATGATGTTACAGGTGAGGTATTATATACTACTAGTGAAACAGTACAAGGTAACACTAATCATTCCCATACTGCTCCTGAGATTTTTAAAGCTACCTATAAGCTCATTGGGAACAAGACTCAAATTAGGATGGTTCCTGCTGGGGATACACAAGAGATGGTATTCAGATACAATCCCATCTATGGTCAAACTGTGAAGTATATTGATAAGGATACAGGACAAGAGATTAGAACTAAAAGTTACACTCCTGTGACATATGGAGATCCTTTTAGACAAGACCCTCCTTCTATCCAAGGTTACAGGCTTGTACCAGGTCAGAACCCTATTAATGTACCTAGAGTTACTGGAACAGGAGACTACTCATTTAGATATGAGAAGATACCCACTACTGCTAATGTTATTGTTAAGCATCTTAATAAGGCTAATAATCAACCACTACGGGATGATGTAACACTAAGCAATCAAACTATAGGAAGTAATGTAAATTACAACCCTCCTGCTATCACTAACTTTTCTCCTGAGAGAACAACCTATACTCACACTGTAGTTGAAGGTAATAATGTTATCACTGTGTACTACACAGAAAATGCTAAGATTAGGCCATGGGCTATTAGAAAGTCTAACACATGGAAGTCTCTCAACACCACAAAACAGTGGATGAAGATTAGAAGAAATGCTAATCAGAACTATTGGGATACTAAACCTAATGCTGAAATCTATGAGGCTGATACAGGAAAAGAAAACTACTCACCATCACGTATTCGTAAGGGTGGTAAGTGGAAAGCACAAGGAAAGATAGGTAACTAATGGCTATTGATGATAAGAAAACTAGACTGAATGAAGCAACATTTACTAGTTATGGGGATAACCCTAAAGATCATTGCTGGTATGATGAGTGTGACTGTGATGAAATTCCTGTTGCAGATTGTCAAAGACTAGTAGAAGAAAATAACAAAGGTGTAGGACGGTTTACATGTATGGCTGAAAGTCAGAAATGCTACAATCCTAAGTTCTTCAGCTCATTTATGAAGAAGCTTGCTTGTCAATTAAACCACTACATTCAAAATATCTGTGCATTATGGGATATGGTACAATGTATGGCTGAGTATCTTTCAAAAATGGGAGATACTGGTACTGTACAGGTAAATTATGCAAGAAACTCAGCTGTATCTTCTGCTGACTTCTATCACCCTATCACAGATAGTTATGACTTAGACCTCTATATGGACTCAACTACAGGTGTTGTAGCTGGTGAGTCAGATGATGGAAGAAGAAAGCAAACTGACCGTAAGTATCGTGCTTATATCAGATGGTGTGCTGATGGTACTACTCTAAATCCTGCTCAGGATAATACAATGGAGTTTGTAGTATACCACTCAGGAGAACAGTATACTGAAGACCTTAAAAAGAACCGTGGTGTACACTGGCAAATGACTGGTGTATCAGATGGTGCTATGGAAATGTCAGACAGTATTATTGTTCCTGCTGGACAACATATCAAGCTTAGAGTAGAACCTGCTAATTCATCTTCAGGTGTCTTCCGTGTTCACCAATTCAAGGTAGAATATACTCCTGTAATGGATGCTCATGATCTGCCTGATTGCTTGAAACTCACAGAGCTCCCTAAAGATGATTGTAACTGTGACAAGAAGAAATAAAAAGAGAGCATTTAAGCTCTCTTTATTTTTCTTTATTCTTATGCTTCTTCAGTCTCTTATATAAAGCTTGAGGTGTAGACAAACCAAGAATGGTCTGTGTATACTCAATGTAACCTGAGTAGAGCATTTCATAATAAAGAAGGTTCTGCTGTGTACGAATCTTCTTTTTCTTTGCTCTCATAGCATTTCGTTCTCTTGTGCTATGGGACTTCTTAATAAGCTCTGTAAGTCTATTAAACTCTCTTTCAAGCTTAATATACTCATCAGATGCTTTAGCGGGTGATGATTTAGGCTCTTCAGCCAACTTTACATTTTCAATCTTAACTTTCATAAGACCACAATTCCTCTCCACAATTTTTTATATAAATAGTTATATCACCTTTTTGAACCCTTGTGATTTTAGAGTCTCCAATCCATTCCTTAATGAATTTTTGTCTTCTCTTAAATCCACAAATGGTTTCATCAAAGTAACAATTTCCAAGTTCATCAATCAGTTTTACTTGATAAACCTTTATAAAATTCATACATACTCCTTGAAATGACTATATTATTAGTCTTAGGTTGTGTCTTCCTAGGATACCTAATCTTACACTTACCTATACTATACTTATAGTAAGATAGCAACATATGACCTACATCATTAATAGTAATGATTCTTTCTTTGTTATCAGCAAAGGCTTGATCAGCATACCATTCCATAATCTCCTGTGCAAACTCATAGTACTCACTAGCACTAAACCTATCTCCTCCTGTGAGAATAAGATACATCTTTCTCATAGTCTCTGTAAAGCCTTTTATAAGATCAATTTCTATATGAAGCTCATTGATATAGGAAATGTCTGTAGCCAAGTTATAAGCTGTGAAGCTATTGATACCATAAACGTTACACTGTAAGTTATAATATTTAAATATCTCACTACACTTCCATTTATAGAAAAGATCCTCAGGAAGATTATCAATAAAATCAGCACAGGAAGCTAAGAAGTTTTCTCCTCTACTTAGTCCACTAGCTGGTAGATGGATCACAGAAGACCCATAATTAGGAGCTAACTTAAACTTAGATGAATTAAGCTTCTTAGCTATCTTCTCAAGTTCATGTATTGTCACAACATCATTAATGCTAGTAAGCCTTCTGATGTACTTCTCATCACCTATAAGGCGATATACAAAAACAGTAAGTATTTTATCCCTCACAGGTACTTTTACTGTGTTAAGCGTTCGTATGAACATCTGAGACATATCATCAAGGTACTTAAGATTATTAGGTAGATCCATATTATACAGATCTCCTTTAGTCTTATTACCTATACCATATTTATTCTCAAAAGCATCTCTACGCTTTAAAATATAGAGTTTAAACTCATCAACTTTATTCATATTTACTCCTTTAAGAAGCCTAGTTGTCAGGGTATAGTAGAAAATATTGAAAGGTTAATAGTGAGTAATGGATAGGGACACAACTAGGCTTTTTAAAAGTGTAAATACCTTATAGAAGGTAGTTAGGTTGAATATATCACTAGCTGGCAATATTCAAATAAAACGCAATCAAAACATAAATATAAGGAGACACCTAACTACCTTTTATAAGGTATCCACAAAGGATACCATTAATTACTCTGCATCAGACCAATCATCATCTTCTGCTAATGACCCATCTTCAGCTTCATCTTCTTCATCCAATGCAAAAATATCATACACATTGAATTGTCGTTTACCTTTATATGGATCACTTTCTTTGATCTCAACTCCCATGTACTTACCTACAATATCATCTGTGTCAATATTTTCTTCCTTAGGGTCAAGACCTACAGCTTCAATGATCTTGTAAAGCTGTTCTTGTCCATAATTGTTATCACGGATGAATAGGTTGAACATTGTAAGGTTTTTCCCAAAGTTGCCACGAAGGACAAATTTGTAGAAAATTGCTCCTGTGTTTTTGTTAGTTCCCTGCTCTACAGATTCTACAAGTACTTCATACTTGCCTGGGGTGTAGATAAATTCACGTACTTCTGGTTCTTTTGGTGTTAATGAAATTTTCATTTTTTATTCTCCTTTAGTTTCTTCTTTTGTTTCTTTTTCTTTAGCTTCCTTAGCTTGAGTTGTTCCATCTGTGTAACCTACAATAGTTTCCCAAGTAGGGTTAGTTACAGTTTCAGGAATTGCAAGTCCAGGCTTGCGAGTTACTTTTAAGTTGTATGCAGGGTTACCTGACAAGCGTACTTGATAGAAGTCCTTAGTCTTCTTAACACCTTTAACAACTTTTGATTTAGTAATGCGCTCTGTGTGTCCAATCACACGGCTTGATGCTGTAAGGTACTTACCAACACTTTCCATCAAGTTAGGGATGATAGATGCTGGAATATTCTCATCTACAACATCTTCAAGGTTAACTGATTTTTGTTGACAGATAACATATACATTCTTACCTGCATAAGACAATGAAACAAGGTCGTCAATAAGTCCTTTAAGGGTAGTTGATGCTTCACCATACATAGGAAGAGTCATTTTCTTACTTGATGCCTCTTCCATGATGTGTTTATAAAGCAACTCTTGGACACCTGTGAAGTGATCCACAGCAATGCTATCAAAGTCCTTAGCATAAGTCATAGCTTTCAGTACATCATCCCATGTGTGACATTCTGCTACTGCAAAACGCTCATCAGGAGATACTGAAGCCAATCCACGGTCAGTATCAATTACCAATACATTCCCTGGGAGTGTGTTGATGAAGGTCGTCTTGGACGATCCTGGCTCACCATAGAATGTGGTTAGTGTGTGTAGTTTAATTTTAGTTAGTTTTTGTAATTTCATTTGTTCCTACTTTCCTGTGCTTCCATAACCACCACGGTTTTCATTACCTAAGTGGTAAACTTCTTTAAAATAAATATTAGGTTGGTTTTCAATAATTCTGAATTGACACAAGCGCTGTCCTTCTTCAATAAGTCCATCACGTGTAGCATAGAACTTAGCTCCCCAATAGTCTTCATCACCACAGTAAGAGTTATCAATAACTCCTACACCATTTGTGAGAAGCAAGCCTGTGTTTTGAAATAGGCTTGATCTTGGTGCAATATGAGCTTCATAGTAAGGAGGTAACTCCATAGCTACTCCAAAGTCAACCTGAACTAGATCACCTTTCTTGTAAACAATACTTTTAGGTGAAGCTAGGTCAATCCAATCACCTTTTGTGAGATACACAAGGTGCGCTACATTGTCTTTATACTTAATTTTAACTGTTTTCTTACTTGTCTTCTCAAAGAAGTAGTAAAGATCTAAGAGAAAGTTAAGTAGTAGCAAGATAAAAATTAATAATTGTGCGTTAGTCACTTTCATCTCCATATTCTGTTTTAATCAGGTAGTTAATAGCAATCTCCATATCACTAATAGCTACCTTATATAATTCTTCATGTGTTGTTTGCACAGATGTGTTTACAATGAATCTCTGAGTATCACTCATACTTTCAAGTAACCAATCATATGCAAAGAACTCAGTTTCAGTAAAGTAGAGAGCTTCCTGAGGAGTATTCTTCATTTTATCTAAAAACACAAGAGCCTTTTTAAGATCCTCTACTCCATTTTTGTCTTTATATCGCCACACATACTTAACAGCAGAAGCTACTAGTGGATTGAGACCAGCTACAATCCAAAAATCCCAGCACTCTAGCTTATTACCTGTGTAACGCTTAGGGTTTACAATATCTTCTTTCATCTTTTCACCATGACATAATGAAGTTCCATACAATAGCTATTAATTTAACTGTGATAGCTAGTAAAGCTACTGAGACTACAGCACATCCCATTAGAGATATTAAATCTTTAATTTCCTTTAGGAGTTTCATCTGCAAACCTCTTAATAGCTAGTTTCAACTCATTGCACTCTTCTTCTTTTGTAAGAAGTTCAACATAACGGATAGGTGTAAGTTGTACTGATGTAACTCCATCAATACCTTCAATAAGTTTTAGTTTTGTACCTTTTATAGTTGTATATTTATCTTCTCTATCCCATTTTCCAATGAAATAACCAATAAACACTGCTAGAAATGCACAAACAACACATAAAAAGATACAAGCATCATTAGTAACCATTATTTCACCTTATAATGTTTCACTGTGAAACCATCACCTTTCATTGTAACTACTACATTCTCTTCAGTGAGCTTATTCTCTAGACCATTATAGTAAGTGTCTCCTTCATACTCACCTTCAACTGTGCTTACAACAGCTTCCTCACACCAAGGCTCAAAAGTCTTATAAGTCATAGCTCCACCAATGATCCAAAGATCTAGGCTAGAGTTCTCATAGATATCAATGACTTCTTCTGCTGTGTGAGCAATGTAAACATCTTCATGATCATATCCTTCAATATCATCATGTGTTGTTAGAACAATATTGTGACGATTCTTTAGTGGTTTACATCCTAATGAGTACCATGTATTTCTACCCATTACAACTATCCCACCAGTTGTCTGATTCTTAAAGTAGTTCAGATCCTCTCGGTTATGCCATGGAATCTTTCCTTTACTTCCAATCAAACCATTAGCATCCTGTGCCCAAATGAACCTAATCATAGCCATACTCCTTTTTGTGTATTATTGGAATTACCCAACAAACTTATTCTATCATTTTAAGGTTTAACTGTCAACCCCTTTTTCAAAATTTTTTTCGATAAATTCATCTAGATCTTCCATCATCTCACCAATATAGACTTTATAGAGGTAATCATAGGCATCAGGCTTATGTCCACTCTTTCCTGGAATGTATAGCTTAAAGTCTGGATTAGATTCAATCATATCTACAAGCTGTACAAACTGCTCAAAGAAGTTCTGTGTACGGTATTCATTATACACAAGACGGATAGTCTTTCTCTTGTAGTTTCTACCTGTGACCTTAAGCTTAGGGTTCACACAATCAAAGATCATATCACGTACATTGTAACCTAGCTGTGAGTACACATACATGTACATGTTTCCTTGTAGGCTATATCTATACTCATCTTCAGTAGGAGCTGTAGAGTGAGTTTTATAGTCAACAATAGTTACAGTTCCATCATCATTCTGAATAACAGCATCAATGATACCTGTGAACTCATGTCCATTAGGTAGGTCAAAGAATACTTGATGCTCAGTCTCAATGACTTTTTCAAAATCTACAGGCTCACCTTCAGAAAGGTAGCGATCAATAGCAAGTTCACCTGATAGCTTAGCTTCCTCAAGAAAACCTGACTCTGCATAGATCTCACGTAGTTTAGCATATAGATCTTCCTGAGTCATTTTACCTTTACTTTGTGCTAGAAGCTCCATTCCTCTATGGAAGTATGTTCCACGATCCATGTACTGTGTTACTTCAGGATCTTGTTTTTCCTTGTAGCCTGCTAGGTATTTACACCAATGCTTCCAAGGATTATCTAAGAATGTCTTTACACGACTTACACTATAAGTTGTCATTATCCACCTCTACTTACCCTATTTTCTAAATAATAAACCATGTCCTTAAATCTCATATCAAGCGAATATACCTTGCTATTAAGCTCCTCATGAGTCTTTTTTAGCTCACCCTTAAGTTTACCCACCTGATAGTCTAAACGCTCAATTTGAGCCTTCTGTGAGGTCACAGTGGTATAATAGCAGGCGGTCAATAATAGGAAACCAAAAATCAAGGAATATTTAATAATTTTTTCTATCATAAGGTCTACCACTAGGCTTTCTATGTTTGATTAAAAACTTACTATTCTTCACTCCTTGAGGTTTAAAATGAGAAACTTTTAACATTTCCTGAGTAATAAATGTACTATATTCAGGGTACTTCTCACTTAATTCCTTTGTGTTATTACTAGTTACTGTATTGATATTTTGCACAAGAGACCATCCTGTAGAGCCATCATCATTTTTAGTAAGGTAGTATCCATTAGGTAGTTTAATCATATACATGAGATCATCTTTCACTGTTTTCCATTTTCCTCTAAGGATAGCCTTCACCATACGCTCAAGCTGTTTATTAGTTTCTTCCTTAGATTGTGATCCATTTTTAGTAAGTAGTTGTCTCCAAAAATGATTATCACCAGCCTTATCACTATTAAGAGCATAGTTTAAATATGAGATACGATTTACTTTATCAGGAAAAGTTTCAATAGATCCATCTGTGATAAAGTAAGCTTCATCTTTTGTAAGTTCAATTAAATCTTCAGGCTTTTTATCCACAAGATTTACAATCTTCTCTTTCACTAAGTTAGGTATTTCACCTCCATGTAAAATCTTATCAAGATAGTACTGTGAGATACCTAACTCATTACAAAGTTTTGATTTACTTTTAGTTTTTAAAATATCTTCAATAATTTCTTTATAGTTCATAATTTTCCTTACAGGATGGTAATTACTTACCATCCTCCTTTTAATTGGTCTGTTAAGCAAGCACTACAAGGAGTAACCTCATAACCTAAAAACAATGCTAAAACTTGATTAGTTACACGTGACTGTTCAAGGAAAGCAAACTTATATTTATCATTAGCTAGGTCTACTTGCCAAGCCTCAAAGGCTGTGATTGTAGCCACAAGAACATGTTTCAGAAGACACCACATATCAGGATTGCCTTTTTCATTTGCTTGTGACTTAAGCAATAGCATAGCATTTCTACGTTCTGCTGTAGTTGATTGTAAGAGCTGTGTTAGTTGGTATACTTTGTCTCTTGTATCAATAATAGCAATTTTATCTTCCTCAGTTTGAAACTCAGGATTGTCTAGGTTATACCAATATTTAATCTGATCCTCATATTTACGAATAAGGATCTCTAAGTGGTATTCACTAGCCCCTAAGTGCATAATGTTAGTAATAATATCTTCAGTGATTCCCACTGAGCTGTCTTTATTAAGCATTTCTCCTCCTAAAATATGTTATCTAAATCCATTTTATAGCGAATGAAGTAAGTGCTTTTAGTCTTTTTATGCATTTCTTCATAAAACTTCTCAGCTTCCTCATAAGTGTTAAAAGAATACACTTTCTCTAGCTTACTATCAAAAAGCATTAATACATTATAAGTCATTCTGAAAAACCATTATCAATAATTTCTAGTATCTTTTCCTTTAACCAGTCAGGAACAGCACCATCAATCACAGGATAATGTACAATTCTCCTTTCTATCTGCTTAGGTTCATCAACCATTACATGAGTAAAACAACAAGACTGTGATATATAGTCTGTAACAGTCTTGTAAGCATTACTAAATCTACGGTACATGTAATCTACCTCTTCAGGTAGTCCGTGTTTAGTCTTAAAGATCAGATCAAAGCTATTCATCTTAGACACAGGTTGCCCATAGTGTTTCCTAATATGTCTCAGACCATTGAAGAAATCATCCATTACATATACAGTACCCCTGATTGAAATAGTATACAAGTCTTCCCAATCATTCTGTTTGTCTATGTAGTGCTCAGGGTCAACCTTAAAAAACATGCGATTAGCCTCTCTGATCTCTTTATATTCATCAAGCCTGTACGCAGGCTTATCTAAGATTATCATTCTTATCCTCCCCATGCTTGTGCAACTTCAGCATCAGCAATAATTGGTATTGGTACATCAATACCATCAAGAATAGATGGATGCTCCATTGCATACTTCAACTTAGGTACTACTTCATCAACATAATCATCTTTTATCTCAAAGAGAATAGCATCATGCACAGAACCTAATACAATACATCTATCATGGTCAATTTCTTTACTGAACACAATATCAGCTAAAGCACTAGTACACATGTCTGAAGCAAAGCCTTGTACTCCTGAGTTTATGGATTGTCTCTCAGCCTGTCCTCTTAGCTTAAAGTTGCTAGAGTTGATGTTAGGCAAGAAGCGTTTACGTCCTATAGGAGACCATGTATAACCGTTTGCTCTTGCAAACTCCACACAGTTCTTGTGCCATTCTATTAGTGTAGGATATGAATTGAAAAAGTTCTCACGTAGGTGTTCACAGTCCTCTAAAGTAAGACTTAATCCATACGATTTCACATAGTCTACGAATGTTTTTGCACTCATTCCGTATAAAAAACCAAAATTACAGCTCTTACTGTAGGTACGTTTCCTCTTTTGCTCTTGAGGGCTTAACCCTGAAGTATCACCAAATAATAGTGTAGTAGTCTTACTATGTAAGTCACTTCCTGACTGATAGGCATGTTGCATGTTCTCATCTCCTGAAAAGATAGATGCTACACGCAATTCAACTTGTGATAGGTCACAGTTTCCTTGTATAGATACTTTCCCATTGTGTCTAATCACTACTGTTCCCTTAGGCATAGTCACACAATATACATCCTGGATAGTAGGCTTGGTAAAATCAACCACTTCACCACTCATGAATGTGTGAGGATCATTTCTGTGTCTCTTATAGGAAAGATAATATACACGACTGTGTTTTCCATTAGTGACTTTCTTGTTATGGTCATCAATCCTTATAGTTGACTTTTTACCTTGAAGATTACACATTAGTTGAACAACCTCAGCAGTTTCTTTCATACAGGTTGTAAACCTTACTGTCTGCTTTCCTCTAGCTACTGTGTAAGTTGCATCCCAATATTGTACTTCATCTAAGAAAGCTTTAATATCAAGATTATGAATACAGTTCATTGTAAGCTTCTTATCTCTATCTACAAAACCTTTTAGAAGATGATCTGTACGCTTACCTATATAGAAGTTGTAATTTACTACCCCATTACTCCTTATAATCTTACTGAATGAATATTCAATTCCTAGCATATTTAAAATATACTTACAACGCTCAACCTTTCTCTCTTTGGAGAAGCAGAAAGTTACATAACCTTTCTCAGATTTACTTCCATCTGCTGTAAACATTGCAATATACCTAGACTGAAATTCATTAGAAGCTCCATTATGGTAGAAGCCTGCATTAATGAAAGCGTTACCTCTAGAAAACCTTACATCCTTGAACTTATGTTTAGCTACATCATAATCTTTACCCCACACAGTGAGCATATTATGATTAGCTGTAGCACATAGTGAAGTATGTCTATCCTCATAGGAGAATGTTTCTCTATCCTTATGATGAATATACTGAAGAGGCTTTTCAAAAGTTATCTCTCTACTTTCTGTATCATACTGAGCTACTTTGAGTGATTTATCTAAAGAATCTAATCTTTGCCATCCTCTTTCAGTAAGCACTTCTGTATCTCCACTGAAACATTCAAGTATCTTCCATCCAGGTCTAGCTTCAATCAAATTTCTTACATTTTTATCCTGGGGGATCTGCTGTCATATTGTTACCCTAGAGGCTCTTTATCCTCTAGTTCTTACAGTTTATCATCCTGTAAGCTCAGACTATATCTTCATCCTATATAACGATAATATTTATCTAAAAATCTAAACTGTTCATATCCTTTGTAAACCCAATCAAGGAATAACTTACTATCACGCTTGACCATCTCTATCTTCCAATATTTTCTATCAGGTTTTACAACTGTGTTTGTACCTATAGTATTGTTTAGATATTCTGACATACTTAATAAAAAGTCTTTGTTTGTGATAGTTATCCTGAATATTTTTGTCAGTTTAATGTTACCATCTCCATCTAGTAAACCTCTAAAGTACATTCTTGCACAGTCTTCATCATAAAAGCTATCAGGAAACTTGTTATGTACCTTACCTAAAGGAGATATTCCTGCAACCCTAAGAGCTTTCATTAAGTATTTAGATGTTATAGATAGATCATAGCTCTCTCTGTATAGTTTAATTTCACCAGTAAACTCAAAATAGTCTTTAAGATTGTTGAATACCTTATCACATCCTAGATTCTTACATCTAAGTGATACTCTAGGTACTCTCTTATCCATATAACCATCTGTGGCTATAAGACCTAAGAAGTAATTAAACACAGGTGAGGTAAAATCTACTTTATCATTATTAATGATATATTTAATGTTACCTCTTTTTAGGTTATACCTCTTCAAGTACTGTTCGATTGTACTGACACTTACATTGCACTCTTGTGCAATAAATTTTACAGGTTTTCTTTCGTCTATGAACCTTCTTTTTAGATATTTTTTATCTTTATACATAAGTCCTCCAAAGGTAATTGTTGAAACAATTATAACACTTACCTTAACTTATGTCAATAGGAGCTACGCACTCGTGGGTATTTCTTCTGTTCTAGATTACTTTACCTAGTCGTTGCACCTTCCTTATATCCCTATAAGGCTTGGCTCAGGATTGCCCACTTAGTGAAGGGTTTCCCTGAGTTCACGTAGTTTATTTTGACACCTTACGGTGAAAGAACACTCAGCAATAGCTAATGTTCGGGTTACTACATGTAGTCCTACCAGTACGTGCTGTAATATTAAAACTAGGGTAGATCCTATCATCCACTTGAATTTCTTCCCAAGATTTAATAAATGTTTCCAACTTAGTCAACCTACGATACTCTAGCAGATCATCTACTACAGGATTACCTATATAGTTTGCTAAGACATCACTACCTACTGAGGGAACTCCCTTAGCTGTTTTCTCAATAGCCTTAAGACCTACACCATAGCCAATAATCACAGGAGCGTAGTTGTGTTTAAGCTTAACCTTAATATCATACAGGTGAGGATTCTTTTCCTTCCACTCATTCATGAACAGTGTAGCTCCCTTACGTGTGTCAAACTCACCTCTATAGATTATATCATTCATGAAGGAGTATTCAATCACTTCATAGGTATTAGGAAGCTTCTCACCTTTCTCATCATACACAGGAACATCTTTCTCTGTGAAGAGGATCTTAGCTACCTGTGCTGTAGAGTTCCAGTTAATGTTACCCACTGTGAGTAACCTTTCAAGGATAGGCTTATACTGCTCCTGAAGCTTCTTAGCTATCTCATGTCTTCTAGGACTTATGGGTGCTCCATTCTTTTCAACCTCAAGGTAAGCTTTATACACACGCATCTCATGCTTGTAGACTTTCTCAAGGTTATAGATCTTAAGCTTCTTCTTGAAGATCTTAACCAGCTCCATAGGATAGTACACATCATCCAAGCCATAGGCTTTAAACTTCTCTGTGATCTTTCCTGTCTTAGCTTCCTTAGAGATATCATAGTCTACTTTAAAGTACTTCTTAACTAAAGGCTTAAGTCCAAGCTCTTCCTCACCACACACATGAGCCATTACTAAAGTATCAACCCACAGCTTCAACTCAATCCCTGTCTTAACATACAGGAATAGTAAGTCAAACTTCCCATTGTGTGTTACTAACTTAGCCTGTTTTAAGAAGGTAAGCAGTTTTAGTAAAAATTCCATGCTAGTATTTTGCCAGTCAAAGAATTTACGCTTATATTTTCCAGTAGTTAAATCTGTGTAGCCTATCTGTAGGGAAGTAATCTCATCCCTAAACCTGTCAAGTCCAGTGGTTTCTATGTCTAGACACACAGGCTTGCTTAAATTAATATTCTTCTTCATAATCTTCAAACCCAATCTCAAATGACCTAGCCATATATATTAATCTATCCATGTTCTTCCCTCATTTTGTCTCTCCTGTTTTATCCATCACTCATCCTCCTTTACTTCTTCACTAGAAAGTTTCTTGACAGCTTCAATGATAAACTGTTTAATATCTTCATCAATACTTCCTGAAAGTATATGTATTTTCATTCTTATACCTCCTTAGGTTGTTCCGGATAACTCATCCAAAATACTGTTTCTTCATAAGTGTTTTCAAAACCAACTCCTTCTCCATAATCGGTCCAGATATCAGGATATATATCTTGTGTTTTTGGATTGTATACAAGGACTTCCTCGTCAATTTCTGGAGTTTTACCTTCCCAAATGTACTCAATGCCATCATGAAAAAACTCCTTCTCTTCTTCAGCAATATTCCTTGTTGTTAACTTATTCCATTCTTCATTCAACTTCTTCTACCTCGATTCCTTCACAAGAAAAAATCCATTCAAAGCCAGCTTCTTCTAATTCTTTGCGGGTGTGGTGCGCATTTACATCTTCATAGTTATTAGGATTGCCAAAATACCACGTTTCAATATCAATATTGTGTTTTAATGTTCTTGTTTGGTCTGTAACACCTTTCATCTTCACTAAATACCGCTTCTCTTTATCGATTGTGTAGCCGAATTGGTGCATATTAATGATGGTTTGAAATGATTCTTTTGAATTGTTAAACCAATTTTTAAATTCATCATCTTCTATCTCATCCCAATCCATAATATAATTCCACAAGTTATATTCTAGGTCATGTTTATTCTCCTCATACCAATCAGCAACAAACTGCTTAACTACCACAGGCTTGGTTACATCATGATATACACAACATTCGTCAGCCTCAAATTTATCAAACTCATCAGTCTCAATTTTGTAGATTACTTTATCTTCGGTACTAATACTCATTCCTGTGATCTTACCCTTAACAATAACATCAAGGTCTTTAGAATTGCCAGTCAAATTATTAACATGTTTCATCTTTACTTCCATGTAGCTTTTAAATCACCATAAGGGATACTCTTGTGTAGTCTTCCTTCAGCAATTTCAATAGCTAGTGCCCTTTCTAAAATATCTTTTCTCTTCATTTCTTTTCTAAGTTTCTCTTCTTTAGATAGCTTTTTCACTACAACATTAAGATCTTCTTCCTCCTTACCTATATCAAATAGCTCAGGAACTTCATTTAGTTTTGCTCCATCATATTCATCATAATAAGGTTTAAGTAACTTAGAGAGACGTATATTTCCTCTTAATTGTCTATTCACATAGTACCAACAAAGAAAGGCTCTCTCATCTACTTCAAAGACTTCAGTCATATTATCTATAAGATAAGGAAATGGTATCTTATTAGCCTTAACAAGCTTTCTCACAGTGTAGTGAGCTGTACCATTAGTAATATCAATACCTGTCACCCTTTTGTGTAGTAAGTTGAAGTAACTGTTTAAAGATACATTCTCTTCCTTAAGATAATTCCTTAATGTTCGATAGAATACCCCCTGAATTGTTTCTTTCTCAGAAATTTCATCAATCCATGAACATTCTCGATACCATTTCTTTCTAACCATTATTTTATACCATTCTTAAGGTTGTAATCAGCATTTAACTTGTTGATGATCATATCCTGATAAGTATTTTGATCTTTTAATTCTTCAATAAGTTCTGCTTGTTGATCAATTTTAGCTTTTAAAGCAGAAATTTTGTTCTCAAAGCTCATAAACTTACTACTTGCTACAAGGATAAAAATTAAAATCCCTATTAAAGCTACTGCATAATTCATTTCATTCATTTTTATACTCCTTTTCCAACTTGTTCATAATAACATTTTGCGCCTTATCAAGCTCTGTAAGCTTTTCAATTTTCACAACTTGACTTTTAACAATACCATTCAATTCCTCAATTTTAGAAAGTGTTTTATACAGACTAAGTACACTAAAAACCGCAATAAAAATTAATATGAATTGAACAAAATAACTATCTTTATTCAACTTCTTCCACCTCTATTCCTTCACAAGAAAAGACCCATTCAAGCCCAGATTCTTCAAGTTGTTTGCGAGTATGTTTAATTCTGTATATTCCGTCTAATTCTGTAGGTGTTGAAATGGAATACATTTCTCCAACTGTGTTGTAATTCAAACAGTTACATGATTCGTCAATGCCCTTAACTTTAACTATATACCTCTTCTCTTTTTCAACACCATAATCATTCAACCAAGCTTTGGCGAAAGTTTCTTGATTGGTTATACTATCAAAAAAATCTCTTAGTTTAAAATAATCTTTTTGATTTACATAGTTGTACAAAATAGGGTATTCCAAGCCTAAAGCATCATAAAGGTTAACATCACTAGATTTACAATACTTAAGCCAATCTTCTGCATACTTAGGTAATATAACTTTATCATCAACTACTTCTTCAAGCTTATTCAGTAAACATTGAATGTTACAATCAATAAAACCTGCTGTTCTCATATCCTTTAAGTCTTTTATTAATTTATGTAAGTTCACCTTAAATTCTCCAAAATTTAAAAGTCAAGGGGAATTTCACCCCTTGAAATTAGTTTTCTTTTTTCTTAAATGCTACTGTGAGGCTCAATACTGTCAAGCCTAGCACAGATAAGGCTACACCAGCTTCTGATCCTGTTTGTGGAAGCATAGGAGCTTTGTAAGTAGTCACAGGTTTCATAGGTGTTTCATGTGAAACTTCACCTTTATTCTCAACCTTAACTTCTTCCTTCTTAGGTTCAACTTTTGGACTTTCTGAAGGTTTCTTAGGTTCTTCTTTAGGAGTCACAGGAGTGTTAGGAACTTCAGGAGTTGTAGGAGGTGTATTAGGTTTTTTAGGTTCTACAGGAATATGGATCTCTGGTTTATCCAAAACAGGAGCAGGGGGCATCAATGGAATATCATTAATATTGATCGAAGGCTTTTCATATTTTGGAGCATCATTCGGAATTTCCCATACTGGTTTATTCTCACCTTGAGCATCACCACGGCCTCCAACAAGCTGAATTTTTTGGTATGCAACAGAACTAGCATCTTCGGCTTTAAGCTCAATCTTGTTGGTTGGATTAGTTGAATCTTTTACAGCATTTACAAGTTTAGTTTTGTAGTATAAGTAAATCATGTGATCCAAACGATCCATAGTAATTTCAAATCCATGATCTTTTTTGCTGATAGACTTAACAAGATCCATTGCAGATCCTTTGTCAATCCATGGATCCAAACTTTCAATGTTCTTGATTTCAAAATAATTATCAACAAGTTTTTGGTTATCACTCATCTCGTCAATGATTGTTACATGATTTAAAAGACGGCGAGCATAATTCACACGAGCTGTCCAATTGATCACAGTAGGATCTTCCTTGTCTTGTGATCCCCATTTAGTGATAAGCTCATCTTTACCAATGACTCCCTCTGAACCAACATTGGCTGTTACCACAGTACCGTTAAAGTTTACATTTACAGGTTTACCTGCAACTACTTTATCTGACCAACTTGCATCTAGTTCTAAATTCATACTCTTGTTTAAAGGGTGTGATTTGAAGTAGTCATTAAATACTGTAGTTACTTTGTTAGCTGTAGGATCTGCTGTAGCTTTACCTACTACAGCGTTCTCAGGATTGTGTACATCAAACTCATAAGATGTTTCAAACTTCACCTCTTGAGGCAGGTCAAATGTAACCTTATCACCTTCATTGACCTCAATGTTATCAGGAATCTTCACGTCATCATATTTAATCTTAAATGGTGTGTATCGTCCACTTCCTTCAGGTTGCTCAATTGTCACATTTGGATTTTTAACGGTGATCTCTGTACCCTCTTTAGCGACCTCTGTGGGCTGTTTAGCTTCAGTGGTATGATTACCCTCTGGTTGAGTTACAAGAGCTGTAGGAGCTTCCTGTGAGCTTACAGGACTATCCTGAGCATCAGCTTTAGCATTGTTGGCAAGTGCAAGTGTAGCAAGTGTAGCTACTGTTAAAATTGTTACTTTGTTAGTTTTCATTTTATTTCTCCATTATTTTATTTTTGTTTCTACTGTCACAATAGTATCATTGTGATGTCCACCATGAGGAACTAGCAAGATTCTAGTTATTTCAAAACCATACTTCTTACCAATTCCTCCACTATTCCATCCAAAAGAGATAACTTTTCCTCCTACTTTAACAATCCTTGCAATCTCTTTCTTTTGGTTAGCCCAAAAAGATGATTGTGTTGTTTTGCTATCCACAGGGAGTCCTACCCCTTTGTAACATTCTGATACCTGCCTATTAGAGTAGGGAGGATCATATAAAACACCATCTAGAGAACTATCAGGAAACATTTTTAAAAATTCTAGTGCATCCATGTGATAGTCTGTATCAAATTCATCACTTAGGTCATTTGTTACCTCAGCTACCTTAGACCCATTTGCAAATGGATCAGCCCACTTACCATCAGTCTTTTCTTCCTCAATTAATTGCTTAATAGGCTTTATTGAGAAGGTATTCTTTGAAGGCATAGACCATACACGATCAAACCTCATTTTCAAATTGTTCCTTTTCTTTTTTTGTCAGTCTTTTTAGTTCCATTTTGTCAGTCTCATACCCTGAGTCATCATTCCTCTTATAAGCTTTACATCCCATATTATCATCAACCACAAGATCATATACATCTCCTGATTTATGGTTTCTAAAGTAAGTAACCATTCTTGATGAATTGTTAGACTGTCGCTGTAAGAGAATCATTGACTCATACCATCCCTCAATAAATGCAGAACCATACATATCTGATGTTTGGATCTTAGCACCCCTTTCAAGCTTCCTTGAATGGTGTACTAACATGATAGAGCAATTAGTGTTCTTGCTTAAATCAGATAGCATTTCAAGCCTTAGGACAATATCCTGGTGCTTATTAATATCACCTGATCCAAACAATAGATACATAGGATCAATAATTAATAGCTTAATTCCTAGCTTAATAATACTATCCTTAAGCTTATAAATATGATCCATTGTGATATTGTCATCCACAAAGTAGATAGGCAATTCTGTTTCTCCTGTGATTGAATATATCTTGTGCTGTTCCATTGATAAGTTATTCTCACCTTGGATGATGAGTACAGCACCTTGTTTCACTTCCCTTCCATCAAAAGGTTTTCCTGTAGCTACAGCACAGGCAAGGTTAAGGGTAAGAGTTGACTTGAAGGACTTAGAAGGTGCTCCAACCACACCTACTGAGTTGTTTTCCCACAAGTCTTCAATTAACCAAAAGTCCGTAGGATCAAAAGGCTCAATCTCATCAACACGCTTGATATTGACTTTCCCTTTGTGTGGTTTCTTACCTCTTAACTCAGTATCCTCAAGCCTTACTATCCCCTTAGGAGCTTTACTTAAACGCTTCAATGAGGCTCTATCTTCAAGCTCTTCTTCAATTTCTTGAGCTTCAGCCTCAATCTTAGCAAAAACTCTATTCACTTCAGCATCTACAGTATTCTCTGTGAACTTAGCCATAGCATCAGGAGCACTTAGAAGCACAAATTTTACTTCTTCCTTGCTTGCTCCGTTAATGAACATCTTGCTTTCAATGTTCCAAGCCCATTCTGACCTGTCAGAACCAAGAATATTATAAAATTCCTGTTTCACAGAATAATCTAGTAACAATTCATCTAGATCAAATTCTTTGTACTCAATAGGCTCATTATTAGTTACCACAGAAGTAGTTATATCAACATCTTCAAGACGTTTCATAATATCCCTCTTCCTGTACACAGTACCTTTTCCTTGCATACCTGATACATTGAAAGTACTAGCATACTTGTGGTTTCTAGTGGATGGAATACGATAGAAATGCACAATGTCAGACCCACAAGGATCAAAGTTGTATTTTTTAATAAGCTTTCTACAAATTATTTCATGTTCTTGTGGATTAACAGCATTGTCTAGAATCCATACACCTTGATACTTACCTGGACTAGTTTGCCAATAGTAGGAAGGTGTAAGGTCTTCAGGTATAGGTGCTCCATCAATATCCTGTGCAATCACAAAGCTATCTTGTGCATTAGGCTTGATACGCTTTCCATCCTTAACGGGTGTGAAGCAGATATATAGATCATACTTATCCCTTAAGGCTTTAACCTGATCAGGAATTAATTTAATTCTATACTTGTGTTCTTCAAAGTCCCTATTAAATCTATTCTCAGGATGCTTTTGGTTGTAAAATTTCTTGTTTACCCCAAAAGGAATTAAATCATCTTCAGAATAGTTTCTTTTCAGAATATCTAAAAATTCTTTACTCATCTAAATTATCAACCTCCCCTTAAATAAAGGTTTAAATTCTAGGTATTCAGGTAGATAACCTACAATAGCTTCATAGGCTTCTCTATAAGTATTACCTAGAACACAAGAAGCTTTTTTCAAGTAACTCTTAATTGATTCAACAAATCGTTGTTTCTTGCCTTTCACAATATTCACAATATTGTTATTCAACTCTTTCCAAGTTTCTTTTGCTTCATCAATTGATTTACAAAGACACTTTTTTTCATCAAGCTCAAACAGTCTATAGTATCTTTTATCTGATTTTTTCTCAGTGATGAATCCTAGCATATTGAGCTGATCAAATGCTTTATAGATAGTTCTTCGATCCTTGATACCTGTTACTTCCATAATGTTAGAAGTTTCAGCATAGAATTCCTTTGGTTTTTTTATGTAAATGTAGCCTGTGTACAATGTCGCTAAAACTACAGCTGTAGAAAAGCTCATTCCATAGTTGGTGACCCATTCCAGATTAACATTAAGATAATCTTTACGTTCAAAATTATCACCATATTCAAAGCTTCCCCAATACAAGCTTGTATTAATTTCATAGTTACGCTTGCTTAAATATCTTTCCTCACCAGCTACATAGTAACTTTTGTTTTCGGCATAACCTTTGGATACAATGCTAGCTAAATACCTTGTAAGTTGTGCTGAAGACACAGGAAAAACCTCTTGTAATCCTGCTGTTGTGTAGTAGAAATTCATTTTTGGCTTTTTTGTGTGGCTAGCACAGAAAGCATAAAATAAAGTTTCACCTACTGAGTTAAATGGGCTGTACTTCAAGAGGTTTATAGGAATTTTAATATACATTTGTTTCCTCCATTTCTTTTTGTAACCTTATTTTAACACAATAAAATCATTTGTCAATACTTTTTTTAAAAAATTTTAAAATTTATTTTTAGTAGTTAAGTAACTATATAGTTAGTAACTAAGTAACTATAAATTATATTAATGATTAAGTAAATTATATCCGTAAATCATTCATGTTCTATTAAAATAGGGTTTGTCATTTCATTTATGTATAGCTAATGAGTTTTAGAAGAAATATCACAAATTAATAAATTAGGTTTAGCCTATTGACTTTTAATTTATTTGTGTTATAATAGATACATAGCTCAAAAAGCTATACTCCATTTCTATGTAAGGGAAGAGATCTACTTTTTGTAGGTCTCTTTTCTTTTTATCCTTTTAGTATGTAATAAGCATCATCAACATCAACATGAATATTTTTAAGTGTATCAGCTGTTCCAAACTTAGGATAACCAGAACCCTCTGCCATATTTGCGAAAAAATGATAACCGCAAGCTTCTAAAGCTTTTGTTTCTACTCTCATTCCTTCAATTTGATTGAAATCCTCAAATTTTCTTTTAAAAATATAGCACATAATAGCTTTTGTGAAAGAATAACCACTTTTTGCCATTTCATCATTTCCAAAGTTTGTGTAAGTACCTGAAAAGGTTATATCTTGATCATTTTTGTAGTAATAAATCCTTGCAGAAGGCACTAAATCACCTTCTTCATTTAAACAGTAAAATTTTAGCATTTTAAATCCTACAGCCTTTAGAATTTCAGGTGTTTGCCATCCTGAAAGTGCTTTTCTGTGACAAGAACCTGCAAAAGACCACTTTTTTGAAATATCCTTAATTTCATCATCAAGATAGTCATATAACAAGGTTCTGTAGAGGTATCCTCTGTGAAAATTAGGCTTTCCTGTATAGTAATTATCAAACCATGCTTTCACTTCTCCCCAAATGACCAAATCTTGCTCTCTAAAGGCTATATTTTGTCTTGTAAGCTGTTTTTTAAGACTAGGGGTATTATACCCTTCAGTGTAAGAAAAATCGCTGTAATAGCTTTCTATGAGCTTTCTGAACGTTATTGGTTCATACCTATCATTTTTATCTTGATTCTTAAAGAACTTTAAGGATTCTTCCTTCTTAAATTCTATTAATTGCTCTTTAATATCTCGTATTGTTGTAAAAGCTACCTCATTAGTTCTTACAACGTTATCACCAAATGTTTTTAATTTTATATTTGTGTAATTTTCTTTCAAGAAAGGTTTGATAATATGTTCATAGCTATTTAGCACATTTAAGATACCTCTATCTATTACATGACCTACTAATTTATTCCTAATTAGTAAATCACAAAGGGGATCTATATAAGACTTTCCTATCGACTCCTTTAAAGCCAATTCCTGAACTTTTTTAAGTGCTTTTAAGTATTTGTAACCTTTCAATTCTTCAGGATTTAAGTTTTCCTGTAAGTATTTCAAAGTTTCTGTGTAACTCCCATTGATTTTAACTTTATTCATAGAGGCTTAACCCCCTGACTCCTACTAAAATATCCTTTAAGTAAAATTTCCTTCCTGTGATCAGGACACCTTTAGTAATTCCTTTTTTCTTCAGGGCTTCAGCTGTGATCTTGCTTACAATAATGTATTGGTTATTATCAATTAAGCTCTTAATCACAGGTAAAGGATCAGTGATAGTATAATCAATAATATCAATAGGTACACCTTCCAGCTCTTTGATAGTCTTGTAGCTTGTGTAAGCCCTTAAAGTAAGCTTACTTTTTGGGATAATCTTATAAATATTCCCTTTGTGATCACAGATATTAATGTTATGACCTGTAAGATTAATCATTCAGACCCCCTATATAAAATTTTAAGTTTTCAGGGATAAGTAATGGCTTATCTAAATTTTCATTAATGTAACCTAGACGAATATCACCATCTACTTTATTCAGAATGTAGTATTCACTATCTTGTGAGTAAGCTTTTAAGAGAATAACCCTATCTCCATCCTTAAAATGCCCCCAATCACAGCCGACAGTGTAAACACCGATGAAATCAAGATAAGGATCATGAAAGTAAGCATTTTGCTCAATGAACTCTACAACCTTATTAACAGTTTTTTTAATCATAGCTTGTGAGCCTCGCTGGTAATATCCACAAAAGTCCAAAAGAACCAAATAGCACTATAAAACACAAGAGAAAGCTTATATGAGTAGTCCATAGTAGGACAAAGAGTCATAGCAAGCATTACAAGAATATTTCCATAGTAAATAAATAATTTCTTAAAGTTAATTTTTTTACGTTTTTTAGTGTTTTTCATTTTAATTCTCCTATGATTTTAATTTAATGTGAAGGTTTTAATAATCCTTCATGTTCTAGTAAGTCTTCATCTGTTGTGATTGTATTTCTATCAGTGTAAAATTGTTCCCCAATCTTATATAGATCGTAATCACTAGCATTTACCTTGATAGTATCAGTTTTTTCTTTACTTGAGTTCCAAATAATAAACTCTAAATACTTCCCATCAGTAGTCTTTCCCATGATCTGACGTTCTACAGGTTCACCTTCATGCTTTACTACTTCTTCTTTTGGTTCATTTCGCCTATAAATATCGGCTATTTTGCTTCCTGTGTTGAATATACCTAAAATAAAGAAAGTAGAAGCAAAGATAAGAACACAAAGGACGTTAAGCAATAATCTATTAAATTTATAAATATTCATTTTTATCCTCATTATCTATATGCTGGTGTGAATGTATCAGTATCAAAGCTTTCACCTACTTTGTAAAGATCATAATCATCTGATGTTACTCTAGTTTTATATTTTGATTGTGTTTTAGCATCCCACAGAATGAACTGTAAGTATTCACCATCATCAGTTTTTCCTAGAATTTCCTTATCTGAATGATTATTTACTGTGGTTACTTCATAATTAGTAACTTGTGCTGGTTTTAATACTTGTGAAAGTGTGAAAATGCCCAAGCCTAACACACAAGTTAGAAATATTGTTAAAAGTAATTTTTTCATGATTATTCTCCTTTAAATACATTCTAACCAAGATTGGAAATTCTCTTTGGCGAGTGTAATATTAATTTTCAAACCATCTTCTCAGGATAGCCAAGAAGCTGTTTTTATCCACAGAAGAGGCTATTTTCTTACCATAATGTTCTAGGATATAGAGATCAGCTTCCTGACCCTCTAGAGCACTGTAAAGCTTCACATAAGCGTGTATGTTATTGTTAGTCACAAGAAGAATTTCACTTTCATTTGTGACCTTAACTTTTTCTTTAGTGATTGATACTTTAAGCATATTGATTATACCACTCTTCATCAGTCATCTTGTGATATCCTCTAGCTTCCATTTGATCTCTCATTTTTCTGATATCTCTTTGAAGCATATTCATTGAGTGGATGTATTCGGCTTTGTGTAAACTTACTACAGTACTATGAGATTGTCCATAGAAGAAAGTACCATTCTCATGGTCAATCATGATAAACAAACGATACCCGTAAGTACTCATCTTTGAAGCGAATAGTTCAGCGTTTTGATATTGAAATTTGTAGTCCATTTTGACTACCTCCTTGTTTTTAATAGTGAGATAATTGAGCTTTGCTCAATTTTTGGCTTGTCTCATAAGTCCTATGTTCCTTATCCTCAAAGGAAGTAGTAACTTAACTTTTGATAGCTCCTAGGTTGTATCTCTCTCAACCTTATGTAACTATTATATCAGGTAATGAAATAAAAGTCAACCCTTTTTTAACAAAAATTTCATTATTTTTTAAAATTCTTAGCTTTTTTATGATTATATTTATTTTTAGTGTAATCATTCTAATCAATGAGAATGAAAGAAATAAAAGAAAGAATGAAAGAAATGAAAGTAAGTAATCACTTGTAAAGTTAACCATTTTATTATCTAATGCACTAAAGCACAGTAATGTAGTAATGTAGTGTTTATTGTAAGTAATCATAAGCAATTAATCAGTAATGCACAGTACAGTACACAATGTACTTAATGCACAAGAGAGTATATATTTGTAAAGGATGGTGACCTTCTTAATGAAGTAATCAATAGTATGCATTGTATTATTGATTATGTAGCTATGGTTGAATGTAAAGTAATCATGTACTATTAGTAACTACAGCTCTTCCTGCTGTCTGTATAGTGTACGTACAGTAGTATCAATGGTTATGGTATGGTATTGTATGCTTATAGGGTTATGATATGGTAGTATGGTATGATAGTGTAGAGTGTACAGTTAGACGGTGTAATGAATGTTGTTAATAATTGTTGTTAACATTTGTTAACATTTTTATTTTACCTTTTCATTAGCTAAAGAAATGGGTTGATTTTAGGCAATTCAAAAGGAGGGTGAAAAGGAGGGTGAAAAGGAGGGTAATTTAAAAAAGTAAAATTTCCTTAGGTTGATTAAAAAATGAGGAGGCTGGGAGGAGGGCAGGATTTCCCTATTCACGACAATAAAATATTAGGTTAAAAAGAGGTTTAAAATCCTCTAGTCCTTAGAGCCTCAATGGTTTACATGCTTCCCTATTGACCAGCATAAATTTAATGTAATAAAAAAGGGTTAGCATACTTAACTGCTAACCTAGTTGATTAGAAGGAAGGGCTATCCTCTGTTTCTTTTAAGAATTTACTTGACTTAATGGTTAATGACCTAGAAGGGCTACCATGACCCACTTCACCATAGTAAGGGTTACTAATATACTTCTCAAGGCTAAGGATGAGTGCATTGAAGAGGAATCTCTTGTGTCCAAATCCTGTGAGCTTACAGATTAGTTCCATACGAGGAGTAAATAGGTCTGACTTAATGTTAAAGCAAGCATAGTACTCTATAGGCTTCATATTGTGCTTTGTAAGCCATTCATCTAGTGTTTGAAGCTTATCCTTCATGATTAGCTTTTTAGAGGTATACTGAACAAATCTAGGCATAAAGCGATACTTTTCAGGTATACCTTCTGTGCCAAAGTAGTGGTTAAGGTAGCGTACATAAATGTCTCTTACTCTTTCAGATCCTCTATTGTTAAAGGCTACAAACTTACCATAAGCCCTAGGGCTGATTACTTTCTTGTAGAAAAGCATATCCTGTGATGATTTAGGCATAAAAAGCTTACGGTCTAGTGAAAGAAAGAATTTAAATGACACAGGATTGTAGAATACATAGTCACTAATGGCTATCTTGTAAAAATAGTTATATTTGGCACTGTAGAGGAAATTGGCTGCTGCTTGTGAACCATTTTCTTTATACACAAGGTCTATCAGCTCTGTGCCTTTAAATGGCTTGCTCATTAGGTCAAAATAAAGCTTTCCTAGCTCACTGTGGCTTAATTCATCTGTGCACAGGTGATAGTAGTCTTTAAGAGGTCTATTAGAGTATTCTATCTCTGTGATCTCATCTCCATAGTGTAATTTTACAAAATCTTTTACATTTTCTTTTAGGCTTGCATTTGCTACATTCTTTCCTTCCAATTTCACTGCTGTGTTGAAATATTCCTCAGATATTATATTATTTCCTTTGCTTCTTACTTTACCAAAATATAACTCAAAAATTTTACTGTACATTTATATACTCCTTTTGTGATTTATGAAAAATTATAACACTTTAAGCAACAATAGTCAATACTTTCTTATTTTACTAAAATTATTTACCTATCTGTGCATAAATGAAATTAACAACCCTGTTTTAATTGTTCACAAATGATTTACAAATATAATTTATCCTTAACATTAATATAATTTATAGTTATGTACTTAAGTACTTAAGTATTAATCATTATGTACTTAAGGTTATGTACTTAAGGTTAATAATTAAGTTAAATTATATTTGTAATTCATATATGTACAGATAAAGAATAAGAAAAGGGTTGTTGACAGATTTCCATTCTTGTGGTAAGATATTAACCATGAAAATTCTAAGTCTAGATCTAAGCACAAAAAGTTCAGGGTTTGCAGTATTTGAGGATGAGGTTTTGGTTGATTATGGTGTGATTAAAAACACCGATAAAGACATTCTTGTGAGAGGCAATTACATGGCAGAGTTTGTGAGATTACTCTGTGAGAAATATGGCAAGTTTGATCTTGTGGGAATTGAAGAATTAAAAGTTTTAAGTAATCAATCCACCCTTGTGAAATTAGCACAGGTGCAAGGTATGGTTTTGAGAGAGCTAAAAGACCAAGTGGTTAAGTTTGTAATGCCTACTGTGTGGAGAAAGAGTTTTGAGTTAAATGGCAAGAGAGCTGAGGCTAAAGCTAAGGCTATTAAGCTTTGTAATGAGCTAGGTTATGAAGTTGAATGTGATGATGATGCAGAAGCAATACTTTTAGGAATTTATTTTCAAAATGTGTTGACAGATAAACCATAATCTGATATACTAATAATCAAGACAACATCTACCCCTTTCATGTTGTCCTTGTTTCATGAGTTGTGAGTGGTTTTGTTTCATTTCCCACTCACTTATGCCTCTGTAGCCAAGTGATAAGGCAATCCAGTAAACAAAAATACAAAACTTAATATTTATGTAGGAGGCAGTTGTGGTGCGTTACTATAATGAGAACTATGTTGTGAATGAATATGGTGAACTTACTACTAATCAACCTATAGTGAAGCTAGCTTCTAAGTATGGTGTTAGTGATAGTGCTTATAGAAAGTGGTTGACTAAAAGAGGACTACCTGCTAAACTTAAAGATATTAAGTTATTCATTTCGAGTGTATAGCCAAGTGGTTTAAGGTGGTGAGCCGCAACCTCATTATTCAGGGGTTCGAATCCCCTTACACTCTTAGTTTACTGGATGAGCGCAGGTTTGAATCCTGTCAGGGGCTTGTCATGATTGGTATTCATGTCTCCTATGGGCTTTATGCCCTTTAGCACAGCGTAACCACACAGGTCTTCTAAACCTGTCTCATAAAACTGTGGGAAGGACGAGTTGAGGTTCAATTCCTCCGCTGTGCATATCAAATTTTGGAGGTTTGCTAGTATGGCTAGAACTGGTAAACTTTACTCTGAAACAATGCGAGAGCTCAGTCTTTTGGATGAGGAATCACTACAGCTTTATCAAATGCGTTGGGGGCTAGTTGACGTGGATGAAGTTTTGGTGAGCAAGGTAGGCTTTGAAGCTTTCAGTGCTATTCCTCCTGCAACTCCTGTGGCTAAAAATGCTATGCTTCAAATTATGGCTAGTTTTGAAGATAGCTATGAGCGTAAGGAATGGGCTGATCGTATTGAGGGTAAAGCTACACAAACTACTGTCAATGTCAATCATGACACAAAAGATGGTGTTGATGAGCTTAAGAACTACACCAAGGCTAAATTGGATGAGTTATTTGGAGACATGAATGACGAAGACAAACCCAAGGGATAAAGTTTTTGATAAATACTATCCTGACTTGCTTAGTCTCCTAGAGGACTTTGCATCTTCTGTGATTTATGATGGTGACTATATAACTTCTGAGGATGCTGTGATTGATTACCTTGTGGATATGTACTCACAGACATTCCTTGATGAGATTGATTATATCTTGGATGCATTAGGCTATAACATCTACCCACAAGACTTAATCAACTTGAGAAATGGTGTAGATACTTCAGCTTTTGTGAGAAGTAATCGTGGAAGACTTAGAGAAATCCTTAATGGTCATGTTAAAGACCTTAAGAAACTTGTGAATGACAACAAAGACACACAGAGCAAAGATGATATTTATAAATCCTATTGGTCTAATATAGACCGTCTTGCTTTAAGTGAGACACAGATGGGTATTGAAAAGGCTTCTGTGCAAAGTGCTAAGTTGTTTGGAGACATTACAGGTGAACAACTCCTAAAAACTTGGAACGCTGTAGGTGATAAGCATACATGTCCTATCTGTAGGGCTATGGATGGTACTACAATCCCTGTGGAAGAGAGTTTTCAGTCTGTAGCTCCTTCAGTTCAGATCTCAGAAAGCCTTGATTACACAGGAGGAGATACAGTTTATGCACATCCAAGATGCAGATGTTGGGTTACTTACTCAAAAGCGTAAGGTTTTATCCAACAAGGAGAAGTTATCAATCCTCTTAGACCAAGCAACTCCACATGATCAGCTTAAAGATGCTGTGAAGGGTAAAATACCAAAGCATTTCAAGCGTAACACCATTCGTGAAAGACTAGGTTTTGATAAAGAGTTAGAATACTACAAGCTTGGGTTCACCACAGCACTATCTGAGTTTAACTTAGAGCTATGGTGGTCTCAAGCTGTGCAATTTGGAGCATTTCTTAGTGGTGACTTTAAAACTGGTTACTGTGTAGCTACTCCTCGGTATGGTAAGTCATTCCTCTGTGGAATTATGTCAAACCATTTTGCCTATGAAGGTGAAAATTGCTATGCTGTAGGTTCTACACAAGAGTATTCAGGAATTATCATCCAGCATGCAAGAGAAATCCTTGTAAATGCTCACCCTGATGTGAAAGCTATGCTATCCTTTGATGAAAAGGATGTCACAGCTGTTGATAAGCGATTGAAACGTGGTCTATCATCATTCTCAAGTGAAGGTTTCACTTTCAGGAATGGTGGTAAGCTAGAAGGTCTATCAGCTGGTAGTAACTATACTGACCCATCTAAGATTCACGTAATTGGTCGTGGTGGTAACATGTTTGGAGATGAAGCCTCTGACATTTCACCTATTGCTCTTGGACACATGGGTCGTAGGGAATTTGAATCAGATGATGGACGTAAGTTGATTATGTACTTAATCTCTAACCCTCGGTCATTAAATAGCTTTTATGACTTTATGACAAATGATGATATTGCTGATGATGAGTTTGTCATGTGGCTAGATGTTGTAACAGCTATGGAAGAGGGTAGTATAAAGTACACCAAAGATGAGCTTATGAAGTCTCAGTTCACCATCACAGAGGACTCCATTAGAGAAAACCTTTTGTGTGAGTTTCCGACTGAGAGATCATCATTCTTTGATGCATCACCTGATATTCTTGATAGCTTTAACATGAATCAGGAAGGTTTAGAGTTCTTCCTTGGTGTAGATAGTGCCTATAAGGGTGCTGATAGCATCCAGGTAACCATATCTTCTGTGGACAAGAATAATCACTTCACAGCTATTGATACCATGGATATTAAGCCTGCTGAGTGGATTGATGGTATCACAGCAATTGAGATTGTTAACAAGATTGTGACTATAGCAAACCAGCTAAATGTAAAAGCTATCGGTATAGATGCTGGTGGTGGAGCACACATTGTACAGCCTCTCAAGATGAGAAGGTTATCAGGACAGCTAAAATGCCCTGTGTATGATATTAACTTTGGTGGTAAGCCTACTGAGATTAAGATTATTGGGAAAGATCCTAGTGCTGAATATGCCTTTAACAGAAGAGCAGAAATGCATTTAATGCTAAGAGGTATGATGGAAGCACAGAGGGTTTCCTTTGTGAGAAAAGTTTGGGATGCTATTTCTAGACAAATGTCCTTTGTGTCTGAAGTTCAAAGACCAGAGGATAGGAAAGTTAAAATCAGACCTAAAGCAGAGATTAAGAAGCTATTAAGACAATCACCAGATGAGCTTGATAGTGTTTTACTTTCTCTCCATGTAGCTGAATTGTATTACCTTGGAGGGTCTTAATGACTTGTGGAAAATGTAAGAGAGATGATTGTGGTGGTCAATGTGCAATGGATCAGGCATTCCTTGCAGATTACAAGGATAGACTAATCTATTCAAGCACAGGATTCAGAGGAACTTCTATCAATGAAAATCTTGAAGAAATTGAGCAATTGGCTCTTGATCTTCCAGATGTTGATTATATCCTAGACAATATTGTCAATTATATGTTTACCAACTCCCTTACCACAGATGATTATGGCAAGGACAAGATCTTATTTGATTTTCTTCAGGGTAAGAACTTCAATGGTGAACGTAATTATGATGTACTTAAGCAGATAGCTAAAGGTTATAGAAAATATGGTTATTATGGACTTCTATCCACAAAAGAAGGTCTTGTAGGTATTCATCCTAAAGATATTCTAGCTTGTGTGATTGATTATCCTAAGATGCCTGTGCTTAGACAAAACCTAACCTATCTGATTAAGAAGGGTGACTACTACAGAACACCTTATGTACAGAAAACAGGGAATCCTAGAATAGCAAGTGACTATTCAGAAGAGGATATTAATGCAATCCTAAAAGACCCTGAAGCATATAAAAATGATGTAATGGTTGTAACCAGTGAAGAGTTCTCTTGTGTAAGACTAGACACATCACAAGTATTCTGTATGAGTCCAATGCTCAAAGATAGAAAACGTGTTGAGCTTATCCTCAATATTCTCAACCGTATGAACTATGATATTTCAAGAAATGGTATTGGTACAATTGCTTTACAAGCTAAAGATACCCTTGAAGAACAAATTGAGGAAAGTGTAGAGCAAGGATCTGCTTTCTCTAGTGGAGAATTGCTTGATATGGGTAGAACAGCTAAGGCTGAACGTACTCAGAAGATTGTGGAAGACATGAACGCTTTTGCTGAGAAGCTATCTGAGACTGAGTTCAATGACGCTATTGTGTACTCAGGAAATTTCCAAAATCTTGAACAGTTAGAGCGTGATACAAAAGCAACTGACTTCCTGGATTACTTATCACAGTATGTTCCAGCTATTATCTGTCAGATGTTTGGTGTACCAGCTAGATTATTTGACTTAAATAAGACAGTATCTAACATTGGTACATATAGTATCATTGATAATGCTATGAAGAACACAATTATCCCTATGAGAGAGCATTTCTTAGGACAAATTGTAGGTCTATTACAGCATGCAACTGGCCTTAAAGAGCACATTAAGTTTGATAGCTATGAGTTTGCTAATAGCTACAACTACAATAACGACATTTACATTTTGGATGTTTATGAACGTTTGAAGAATATTGATGAACAAATGGCTGAGGCTTACTTAGCTAAAAACCTGATTGTGTAAGGAGTATAAGATGTCAGACAAGATTATGACAATTGAAGAGCTTGCAAAGATGCAGGATAAAGTCATTGAGGCAACTAAAACAGATGCACCTGTGGCTATTGAAACACCCACATCAAACATTGTGAATGGAGATTCAACTAAAGTAGGTTCTATTGATCCAAAGAACTACACAGTAGAGTTATGGCTCCCTGTGACTAAAGAAACTCCTAAAGATGCTGAATTGGTTATGGATGGTACAGCATATAGACAGTTTGTTAATGCAGATCAGAAGTTCATTACAGCACGTATTGCACGTAAGGTACGTAACTATGCATCTACAATCACTTTAGCCTTTACAAACTTCAAGGAAGATGGAGATTCAGAAATCTACACTGTGGATGATCTCCTTAAGGTCTATGAAGTGTTTGATGATAATGTTATTGATGCTTGTGAGAAGCTTGTGAGTGTTGTTTTAGGTATTCCTGAGCATCTTATGCAATATATCACTGATACATCATTGATGGAAACTTGCACAAAGATTATCAATAACAATCCATCATTTTTTCAAGCTAGTTAGTTATCTAGTTAGGTATAACTGGGCTTGGGTGAATGGAAAAATCAAAGAGAAGGACGACTACAAAGGACTTGCATATGAGGACTATGTAGCAGTTACTCTTGATGATATTGAGGAGAAAGTACTTGCTGTAGTGAAAGAATATAGCATGGACTACAGCTATGTCACAGATCAGATGTATTACCCTGATGTTACTGTGTATTATGCAAAAATGGCTAATAACAATGCCTTCAAGAGTTATAATGACTATCTAAACTTAGATGAACAGTCACAAGGGAAGTATGTTACTGATTGGGGTGTACCTGAGCCTTATGTTTATGAGATTATTACACCTGACAAGCAACAAAAAGCAATAGAAGCTAAAAATAAACCTAGTACAAATACCCTTAAGGATATGTACAGGCATGGAGGAAGATTAAATGACTGAAGTACTTAGTGATGTACTTGGATTCTTAGATACTAAGCGTAAAGAAATTATACCTGAGTATGTACGCAATGGAAAACCTGTGTACACACTTCGTAAATATGCAAACTTAACTGACCTTGATGCAGAAGTGCTTATCAATGGTGGTACAGAGAATGTAGCACAAAAGATCCCAACTATTGGTGTATCAGGTAATATGCTACGTACTCCTCGTACATCATACGCTGTGAATGTTGAAATTGCATTTGACAATCGTGTGAAGATTGTAGATCAAGAAGTTTCTGAGGGTAAGACAGAGAAAGTTTATACTTTTGTTGTTGACCAACGTGCTTTGATGGAACAATCATCAGGACATATCTATGCAAACTACATTGTAGGCTTTGTAGTAGGTAAAGGTAAAGGTGGTAAGCCTGAAGTCCGTGGAACTGTCCATATCAAGGAAGATGAGTTTATCAATGACTTTGATGCTACTTTTGATCCATTTGAGATGGAAGCTATCATGGATCTCATTAACCATTACAAGCTAGAGCATGGTACAGCTAAGGTTATTGATACCATCAAGTTTTAATTTAGTTGTGGTAGGGTTGACTCCCTACCTCTTTTTGTTATAATGTGAATATAATTATGCAAGGAAGGAGCACATTTAATGGCTACTATTAAAGTTCCTAAAATGAACCTCAAGATTGAAGTTGCAGGGGAAACTAAAACTTTCAAGTCACCTCTTGCTGAAACAATCTTAGCTCAAGTAAGACGAGTAGTTGTAGGGCATGAACAGATTCAATACTATGATGTTGATGAAAACAAGTTCAAGTCATTCACTTATTGCTGTGGTGATAAGTATGAATTTAATTACGAACTTGAAGAAGTTCCACTTAAAGACACTGAATTTGACTGTTATGGCTTCCCTATCACTTATGCAGGAGATAAATAATGACAGAAGTAAAAACAGTAGGACAAACCTATCAAGAGTTTATGCGTGAAGTACGTGCTAAACAATTTGGTAGAGAGTCTGAAGTTATTTCTTCTATCACTGAAGGCACAACTGTTGAAGTTGTAGATGCAAAGAAGGGATAAGTCGTGAGTAAATTTAGAGTATCAAGATTCTTGAAACGTGATCTAGTTGCTAGAGTAAGTTTCTTGAATGACAAAGGTATTATTCAAAACTCACGTAAGTTCTTTGAATTTTATCCTGGAGACAACCAAGAGAGTGAAGGTTGGTATGAAACTACTGATGAAGTTCTCTTGGCTAGTCTCAAGGATCAAACAGAACAACTACCTTTCTCACCTGAGACAGAGGCAGGATTGAAACAGGATAATGTTCCTTATGAATATGCCTACTGTGCCTCATGTGGTGGCAAGAAAGTAAGAAAACTTAAATATAATTTGTTTGAGGTTATTGAATAATGCACATCAAGACACAGATTGCAGGTAAGATTATGAATGAAATCAATGATTATCTCAAAAGAAAAGATACTCTTGATAACCTTCTAAACTTATCTCAAGAGAGCACAGAAAAAGAGTGCCTATCTGTGGATAAGGTTGATAATAGTGATGGTTATATGACCCTTTTGTCTGAAGGATCAGTGTTATATCAGGATGGTACAATTAGACTTTACTTGTGTAAGGGTACTTTAAAGAACTGGTATGATAGCATTGATGAGACATTTGAAGGGTATGTATCAACTGGTCATATAGATCTCAATAGTTATCCTGTTAGAGAAGGTTATTTCAGAAAGAATGATCTTAAATTAGTTCAGGATGAAAATGGTAGATATGACCTGCTAGTTAAGCCTCATGTGAATACAAAACTAAGCAACGTTAAGGACATGATCCTTCAAGATGAGCCTTTTGCAATATCTTCTGAGTTCTTGTGGTATCACAAAGAAATTGGTGATGAAGACATTGAAGAATATGCAAAACTCATTGCTTACAATGTTGAGCATGGTGGTGATATTGATGTACCTATCACAGATAAGGTAGAAATTACAGGATTCTCCTTTGTGGGTAATCCTGGTAATGCTAAGAGTGGTGGATATGATCCATCCTTACTAGTAAGAAATGAGGAAGAACACTTGAAGAATAAAGAAATTCTTGAAAAAGTACTTGCTCACCTTTCAGCTCAAGTAGAACCTGAAGAAGTGAAAGAGGAAGTAGTTCCTGAAGAAACTCCTGTGGTTGAAGAAGAGCCTAAAGCTGAAGAAGCTGAAGAAAAGGTAGAGAAAGTAGAAGAAGAGCCTAAAGCTGAAGAAGCTGAAGAAAAGGTAGAGAAAGTAGAAGAGGAGCCAAAAGCTGAGGAAGAAGAAGCTAAAACTGAAGATTCTGAAGCATTGGCTAAAGCTATCGAAGCTATTGAGTCATTAACAGCTGAAGTTGAAGCACTTAAGGCTGAGATTGCTTCTAAAGATGCTATTATTGCAGAAAAAGAAGCTAATGAAGAAGCTGTTGAAGGTCAACTTTCTAAATTGTCAGTATTGCTTGAAAAAGCAAACCCTGTGGTTGAGAAAGCTTCAAAAGTAGAAGAAAAACCTGTGAACCGTTTTGGACGAGTTCGCTTTGGAGGACAATAAATTGAGTAAAGTAAATTTTGATATTTTGCTTGGTGAAGCTATTGACAACTTGTATGAGCGCACTAAAGCCCAACTAGCTAACAAAGAAAACTTCACCATTGAAGATGGTAAGATTCCTTTTGGTATCTCACGTGACTGGTCTAAAGCTCAACCTTCACTTCGTGAAGTTGGTATGGATGATGAGTTGGTAAACGATATTCTTAAACGTTTTGAACAATCATCTTTTGGAGCTTTGCGTCAAGCTAAAAATGGTGACTGGATCATGGAAGGTATCACATGGGGTACTAAAGCACCTGACTTTGCTAACGATACTTCAGATGCCTGCTGTTTCACTGAGAAATTCACTATGCAAGCAACTGGTGATGCTACGCCTGTACGTTACCTATGTTTCAAGGACTGTGAAACTCGTCTTGACCGTTTAATGAAAGACAAAATGCACTTCAAACAAGGAGATCTTATCAATATCTTCCAACGTTTGGGTATGTCTTATGAAGAAGCTGAACAATTCATGGCATGGTACACATTTGCCTTTATCGTTCAACGTCATATCGTTCAAGGTATGTTGAACTTCCAAGGTCAAGGTCTTCGTCCATTCGCTGGTGTGGCTGAAATGATGTCTCACCCAGGAGTTACTCCTATTGATGCTTCAGGATCCATCATTGGTGCTTTCCGTCAAGTAGCTTGCTACCTAGATGTATTAAACAACCAATCTGCACGTTACAAGATCTATGTTCACCCACTTACACTTCGTGGAATCAAATCTGAAATCGTTCCTGGTAAAGATGGTAAACTTCCTCAAGGTTGGTCTGTAAACGGTGAGTCTATCTCATTCCGTGGTATTCCATTCGGTGTATCTTACCACTTGCCTTATGACCTTGAAAAGACTATGACTGGTGAAGCTTACGTGATTGACTTGTCTAGAGTTGAAGCTTTGACTCAATATGACTTGTTTGTACCGCAATCTTCTATCTACACTCAACGTACAGAAGATACTACTAAACCAGGATGTGAAGTGATCTGTGATAAGTATGAAAACTTCGGTTTGGTACATACTAACTCACCAATCTCTCACTTGTTGATTGCAAACATTCCATTGGATCAAACTTGCCCTGCTGTGGTATTTGAGCGTATTCAAGGACTTCTTACAGGACTTAACCCATTCCCAATGGCAACTATTCCAGCAAAATAAGGAGACAGTAAATGCAACCTGAATTGGAATTAATTAAAATCACCAATAAACTTCAAGAGAAGTGTGGTTGCTTTGACTGTGATGATGGAGCAACTATGCAACGGTACATGGAGAGCTTTCTCCGTGTACTCGCTCGCTTGTTCTGCTGGACTGATGGTGAGTGTGCTACTATTCTGAAGAGTAGAAGACATGAAGTTATACCTATCACTGAGTTTGAACTATGTGGCTGTGATGCACTAGTTGAGATTAAGCCTTATTACTATAAGGGGTTCGATCCTAATTCACTCAAGGTCTACTTACAGAAACGTAAAGGCTTGGAGAGAGAAGAATATGAACTTGATACTACAAAGTATAACTGGTCCTTTGTGGATGGTACATTACTGATTAATGTTACAGACGAACTCAGCCCTTGCTGTAAATGCTGTGACCCTTGCTCTTGTGAGGCTCAGTATAAGATCATCCTAGACTATGAAGCAGGATACACCTCTGAAAGTCTACCTGACTGTATCTATGAGGCTATGTGTCACTTCATGAATATCTTCATTGCTTATCAGAATAAATGTGGCTCAATTGATGAGTGTGCTAATATGGACAGATTAGCTGTAGGAGCTGTGCTTAAGCAGAAATCAGTAGACTATATCGTAAGAGAATGGACTATTGACGATGGAAGCATTGATAGGTTCTATGTTAAGCTAATTAATAAATGGACTTTAGCCACTCTCAGCTCACTATCACTGTGTAAGAAAGTTTACACAGAGAATCTATACTTAACTATTGGGAGAAGAAAAGAATGCAAGTAAGATACAATGGAGAGTATGCTAGAGAGCAACGCTCTTATGGCTGTTCCAAGTGTGGTACTGGTCGCTCAATTAGTGGAGTAGAAACTTATCGAACTGTGTATAGAACTTATTACAGTGGAAGACTTTACATCTTTGAACAAGGTAAGACTTATCCTGTAGATGATATTCTTGGTAGATATTTAACTAACTTGAGATATACAGATAAAGAAGGTGTCATTAGAAATACTTTCACTGAAGTTCCTGATGATACAGAAGCAACTTATGTTAAAGATGTAGAAGAAACTGAGTTCCATATTCCTGAAGCTCCTAAAGAGGAAGAAAAGCCTGCTGAAGCATTAAAACCTTCAGAGGAAACTAAACCTACTCCTGAATCTAATAAGCCTACTGAGCCTAAAGAGCCTGAGGTTGCTCCTAAGCCTGTAGAAGAGCCAAAACCTCCTGTAACAGAGGAAGCACCTAAGCCTCCTGTTGAAACACCAAAACCTGCTGAAGATAATAAGCCTGTTACAGAAGAACCCAAGCCTGCTACACCAGAAGCTCCTAAAGAAGATGTAAAACCTTCTGAAGAGCCTCATACACCTCATACAGAAGCTCTTAAGCCTGTAGAAGAAACTGCTCCAACTGAACCTCCTAAGCCATCTGAGGAGCAACCTACAGATCCAGGAGATGGAAATGGTTACCCTCCTACAGATCACCTTGACTGATAGGAGGTAGTAGATGCCATTACCTAGAACTAATAGAGAGATCCTTGTGCTTAGACAAGGCACAGCAACACCTACTTATGATGAGAACTCAAGGCAGGTCATGAAATGCTTGTGGGAAGAGGTTGAGCATCTATACTGTGTAGATCACATGCCTACTTCTAGAGGTTCTGAGAGTGATGCTACTACAACTCATACTCTTGAAGGATCTAGGCAATTAGAAACCTTCTACTTTTCACTACATAATCAGTATCATTCCTGTGACTTTGATATTAAGCATGGTTACTATATCATGCAAAGAATATCTACCAAGTGTAACTACTGGGAATGTCCTGAAGATGCTGGTTATATGTTTTGGAAGGTTGTATCATGTCGCACGTATGAGATTATGCCTGGGTGCTGGGATATTAAAATGACAGGTGAAAGACTGTCACCACGTGAGAGTGAACAGAAAGTACTAGAGTGTGCTCCTTATATTAAACAATTACAGGGGGTGATTACTCATGACCACGACTGATATTCATGACTGGAAAGGTACTGAGTTTGTGGATGAGTTTACTGATTTTGTTCTTACTGGTACTTTGGAAGCTAAGGCTATTGCTTCTAAGCAAACAGGTAGAATGGTAAGCTCAGTTAAGATACGAAAAGTCAGTGATGGCTTTGAGGTGTATAGTGATCGTAATGACTTTCCTCCTACTAAGCGAGGTAAAGTTAGATACTATACCAAAGTTTATGTTGAGAAAGGCTATCCAACATTACCAGCGTTTGACTTCCTTATGCAAGGTTTCCTTAACATTGGTGATGGCGAGCTTGTGAAAGGTGGAGTAGGTCAGTACTCTGCTAGAGTTCCTTCAGGTAGACGGGGATCAGGTACAGCAATTCTAACTCAGGGTGATAAGTCTGCTGTGACTGCATATAGAGAAAGAGCTGAAAGTAGATTGGCTGTGAAGATTCCTAAGAGGCTACAGAAATAGATGAATAGTGCAATATACATAAACATTAAGAAGTGGCTTCAAATGTATGGAGCTGGTGTTCTAGACTACTTCATTCAACCTGACCATCCAGAAGAGCTAGACCCAAGAAAACGATATGATAACTTTGATGTGCAATTTAACCTACACGTAGGAACTACTGAACACTTCCAACTTAACCAAGGAGCTGAGTTTCCATTCTTGGCAATAGATGTTTCTTGTGATAATTCTTCTAAGTGCTTTCCTAGATTCTATGTAACATTTTCTGTATATTATTCATCTGTGTCTCCCCCTACTGGTAGGGTATGTATAGAGAACACACCTGAAGGTAAACTTGAGTACAGAGAAGAAGTGCACTGTCAAATTAAAAATATGTTGGTTCATCAAGTTAAAACCCCAAAAGGTATACAGAGAAAGACATTCGCTCAGGATGTAGCTTCATTAGATAACTGGTACTTACCTATCAATGCTAAAGTGCTTGATGTGGGATGTCCTCTAGACTTCTCTAATGAGCTTGTAGATGAAGTTGAAATGTTCTCATTCCCTGCTACCTTATCAATATTTACATGTTAAGAAGGAGAGAGAACATGGCTGTGGAAACCCCACTAAATGTAGATGAGTTCTTCATGTCTCGTAATGAGATTGCAAACCGTCACGGTAGTCGTCTTGAGCTTCAAGCAATGGCACGTGTCCGTGAACACATGGTTGAAGAAGCAAATAACCAAAAACCTTCAGCTCAAGCTGATAATAAGAAAAAGGAGAAATAAATGTCTAACTGTTTTGTAGATATGTCTCATCCTATGTACGGTTACACTACCCAAGATAAAGACAATAAAATCATTGTTGCTATCAATGAGGAAATCCGTCCTTGTGTTCGCTGGAAAGCTAACAAACAAACACAGATTCCTAAAGGTACTTTAGTGCAATATGTACGTAAGGATGTTCCAGAAGATCAATTAAACTGTACACCTTTGAAATGCTTTAACACAGGTACACTTTATGTAAAAGCTGTAGATAAAGCAGTCAAGGTAAACTACCAAGTACGCTCTGATGCTGATGATTATGCACTTGGTTTCAACATGGTATATGTAAATGTACCTAAAGCTGGTACTTACCAACTTAAAGTTACTGTAGCAGACTTCACAGATCTTGCTCAAGCTAACTCTTATGTCTACACATATAACTTTGAAACTTCAGCACCTGGAGCTGTCCTACGTACTATTGACTTTGCTGATACTAAAGCAATGACTCAAACAGGTACAGGATGGAAACCTTCTGACCATGGTGTAGTAATTTCTTATGAAGTAACTTACACAGGAACAGATGATTTTGATGGACAAATTGGTTTCTCATCGCCTATGATCGTAAATGATCGTGCTGAGTTGCGTAAATTCTCAAATGTATTACTTTCATGTTTGACTTCATTCACACATAACATTTCAGTACCTACAACAGATGCTAGATGTTTTGGTCGTCAATATGACAAGTCACAAATTGAGATCACTAAAGAAATCACAGCTACTACAACTTCATGTAATGACTACTGGTTGAATCCACTTCAATCTATGTCTAAGAAGCTCACAAGTGGTATTCCTGTGACAGATAGCTTCACAGTAGAACGTATTGAAGTAGATGGTAAAGAATATGGATCACTTGTGATTCCTGACTTGTATTATGAAGATTGTAATACAATCATTATCTCTTCTGACCGTTGTGACTGTACATATCTTTCATCAATGCCAATCTCAGCTGGTGTAAACCTTGAAGATGATGAGTTCATTGCTCTCACTCAAACACACCATGGATTGAGTCGTGGTACAGTTCTTGTGAACCCAATGTACATTGGTGAAAAACTTCTTGTGACTTACAATGCTGAACGTGATGTTGAGCTTATTGTAGCTAATGACAAACGTTTGAGAAACACTCACTTCCGTGTAACTCAAATGGTTGAAAACACAAGAGGAATCAAAGAATACTATGTATTCAACAATGTTCTTATCACTGAAAACTCAAGAGAGTTCGGTACAGATGGAGAAATCACTTTGTCATTGACATTCACAGTAAGTCGTGATGAAAATGGTAACTTCTATGAAATCCGTAGAAACATTGAAGATGTAGCTTAATTAGGAGAGTTTAAATGTCAGTACGTACTATAAGTGTTACGATTAATGGTCTTAACGACATTGAGGCTAAGACAAAATTATTGAATAACATGAAAGCGACTGTGCTTGATATTGAACGTATGATTAAGAAGATGGGCAGGTCTGATAACCTGCCCTCTATTAATTTAAAGCTCAATATTGATACTTCTGATATTCAAAAACAGATCAACAATGTTAATGCTCTTGTAAGTAAAGCATCAGGATCTAGTGTTGGTGGAAGTAGTAAAGTAAAAGGTCAAGCAATAGAAGTCACAAACTTAGCTGAATCATGGAAGAATGTAGGTTCTGCAATGGATGAGGCTAATAGAGCACTTACTAGTCTGACATCTAACATGATTAAGCTAGGGGCTATCAATCCTGCCAAGACAATGCTAAGTGGATTGAGATCTGTGTCTTCTGAGTTGTTTAATGTTCAGAAGTCATTCACATCAATGGTGAATGGTAAGCTAACCAGTGGTCTTCAAAATATTGTAGGGTCTACATTAACATCAATGAGACAAGGTGTAACAGGAATGGTTGCTGAGTCTCAAAAGATTGGTGATGCTATGCAGATCTACCGTGTTAACATGTCAGCACTAGGGTTTAGTGATAAGGATGTTAACAAGTCACTTAAACGATTAGGTGATTATGGTAAGTCTTCTGTGTATGATGCTTCTGACTTGATTCATCAAGCTTCAACTCTGTATGCTTACAATCGTAAAGATTCAGAAGATGTAGTTAAAGCCTTTGCTGGACTTATTGCACAGACAAATAACCCAGTAGAAGGTCTTAAAACAGCTGGTGAACAAACAGCTCAGATGTTGGCTAATGGTTATCTTAACCAACAAGACTTTAAATTCACTCGTGAAAGATTCTCTGCTCTTGGTGCTTCTGAAGTAAACAAGAGACTCTTAGCCTTAGCTCAATCTAAAGGTTATAGCTCAATTATCAAGGCAACGCAAGAAAAGGCAATCACAACTGATGAATATCTTGATGTTATCAAGGAAGTAGGTAACAGTCCTAAGTTCCAAAACCTTGTGACTTCAATCCTTACTCCAAAGCAAGCCATTGATAACTTAAAAGAAACCCTTTCAAACCTCCTTGTGTTTGATAAGGTTGATGATGATGGTAATTCTTCTCCAGGTGCTTTAAATAAGGTATATGTAGCTACAAGAGACTTTATCAAGAGTGTCACAGATGTTGTTGGTAGTGAAAAGTTTGAAGGTTATGTAAGAAAGCTTGGAGATGCTATTGGTACAGGTATTGAGAATATCAATAAATTCTCACACTCAATAAGCTTACTCTTTGGGAGCTCACTTGTTAGGTCTCTTGATACATTTGGTAAAAACTTTGCTTCAAGCATTAATGGAAGTATCTTAGAGAATACTAAAGGACTTTTCAACTCAGTCATTTCATTCTTTAATGAAACAGGAAGTGCTATTGGTAAGTTTGTCAATGAGGCTGGTAACTCATACATTAGGTATCTGACATCATGGGTTAACATTGGTAAAGAGCTTGTCAATGGAGGAATACTTGATGCTATCACTTCTGTGATTAATCTTATGACTAACCTCCAAGAGCTAGCTGTTAATAGCGGTGCTGTGAAGGATTTGGCAGGATTCTTAAAAGATTTTTCTAATGAATTAGCTAAACTATCAATTAATGATGATGTTAAAGGTGGTGCTAAATCAATAGTTAAGTCAATTAAGGGCTTTGCAGATGAGTTCATTAATGCAATACACTTCTTAGCAACTAGTACACCTATTGTTCAGGTAGCATCTAAAGTTGTATCATCTATCTTTGACTTTTTCACTAATTTTGTGAAACTTACAAGACAAAATCTATCAAATAATAAGAACCTTAGCGGTGGACTGAAGGCTATTGGACAAGTAATTAGTGATCTACTTGAATATTTAGCTCCTGTGCTTGCTAGAATTACCTCTAGTGCTATTAATGCTTTAACATCAAATGTTGGTGTAAGATTCTTCCAATCATTATCTAACTTTGTTAAAGCTGTTGTTACTGCTATTGAAAATGTAATTAAGTCCTTTGGAGGAGGTAATCTTCAAAAAGGCTTTGAAAACATCCTTGGTACTTTAACAACTGTGGTTGAAGTATTTGCTAAATTGGCTGAAATCCTTGGTCATGTAGGTAAGTACTTAATCATTGGAGCATTAATAGGTAAAGCAACAAGCCTTGTGTCTAACATTGTATCCTTCATTGGTAATACAGTGAATAGCCTTGGTCAGTTGAATAATTTCTCACTACCTGCAAAAACTAAAGCTGGTATGGCTGGTTCTTCGGCACAAGGAGCTACAAGTCTCCTTGAAGGTGGAGGATTCTTTTCAGGATTCTTTAATAAGAGAGCAGAGAAATACTACTCTAAGAGAAGTGAAAGAGCTTATCTTGCTAATGACACAGAGAAAGGAAACTATTATGCTGATTTAGCCTTCCAAGCTAGACAGAACAGAAATAGCAACAGGGGCATCAGAGCAACATTTAACGATTCTGTGCAAGCCTATAAGAATGTTAGGGCTAATGGAGGAACATTTAGACAAGCTATTGGTGCTGGTTTTGATACGGCTGGTGGCTTAGGTCAATCACTTAAAGGAGCTGGTCTTGCTTTTGGTACAATGTTTGGTGGAATGGCTATTGATGGCATTAACAACTTTGTGCAAGGAAGCAAGATGAGTAACTTTGCTAAACAGACTTCTAATGTAATCTCTAGTACTGCCTCAGGAGCTCTAGCAGGGGCAGGAATAGGCTCAATGTTCTCTCCTATAGGTACAGCATTAGGGGCAGGAATTGGAGGCTTTATAGGGCTTGTACAAGGCTTATTCACTAACAATGCTGATGAGCAAGCTAAGAAAGAGCAAGCTAAATTTGAAGCAGAGGCTAAGAAGCAGAAAGAAGAAATTGAGAAGGCTGAGACTGAAGCCCAGATTGCTCAATTGAGAGAGTCTGCTAATAGGCATATCCAGCTTATGTCTTCCTTCTATAGATCACTGAAAGGTGAACAGGGAGGATCATCAGACTTAGCTACATCATCCGCTTTAGTCAGTGCTACAGCTAGTGAGTTTGGTGGAGATGCTAATAAAGCTGGTGCATCCTTAGGTTTAGCTAGTGTGTCACTTCCTAAAGACATTGACAAGTACAGTGTATCTGTGAATGGTGATACTAAGACTTGGGCTGAGTGGAGAGATCAACTTGGTGTAGATGATGCATCATTGCTTAAGAGCTTACAACAACTGTATGCTTCTTATGGACAAAAATATATTGAACTTAAGAACTCTACAGATGGTACTGTGACACAGATTCAAACATTATCTGATGCTGAAGGGATTAGAAGACAGACTAATGTAGGTAACTTTATTGGTTCATTACAAAAAGTGCTTAAAAAAGCTAAGATTATTCCAGATCAGGCTATTAAGTTGTCATTTGAACAGATTAGTCAGTTCAAGGATGATATTGACTTTGCCCTTAAAGCAGGTAACTTTGGAAGTAAAGAAGATCAAAGACAAGCACTTGTGGATGCTGTTTCTAAGTTAGGTGTAAGTAAAGAGAAGCTACAAAAATTATCTATCCAAGACCTGATTGATATGGCTAATACTCTTGATGATAGTGCTTCCCTTAATGGTAATGATATTAAGGGTACTAATGACTACTTAGCAAGTAAACTTAAAAAGCTTGAGTCTAAAGTAAGTGGTAAAGTTAAAGACTTTATTGACAATCTTTTGAAAGATGAAAAAGAAGGTAATGTTACTACAGATGATCTTCAAGCTGGTCTATCTGTGGCTTCACAAGCTAATCAAGTAAGTGATGATAGTTTAAAACTTACATTATCTAATCTAAAAAACGTTGCTAAGAAGAAAGCTTCTGAATTAACATCCACTTATATCAATGCTGGTCTTGACATTCTTGAAAGCCCTGACTTTAGTAAATCACAAAAAGAGACAGCTTATGATAATCTTACTAAGGAACTTCAAGATATACTTGGTACAACTGATAAGAGAATTACAGATAAGATTCTTGAGTATGCAACTGATCACAAAGTAAGTCTTGAGAGTGCTATTGAAGCTGTAAGTAAGGATTCTAAAGTATCTGATGAGGAGAAAGCTGAACTCCAAGCTGAACTCTCTAACTTCACTAATCTTATCGGTAAAATGTATCAAGATGGTGCATTGAAGCTTGGTCAAGCTAAAGATTTGTTAACAAATGTTAACATGGATAATATAGATACTTCTAAGATTAGTGCAGAAGGTCTAGCATTGCTACAAGCATTAGGTTTTACGATTGACAAGACTACTAACAAGGTAAAAGAGGTTAAAGATAAGGTTAAGAGTCATGATCCTAGTACACCTGATACAAGTAAGATTAGCCAAGCAGGAGCTGATATTGATGGAGCACTACAAGCTCTTGTGAACAGTGTAGCTAATTTTATGGCAGG